ACCCCCACTACCAAATCCTGCGGCTGCGGCAGATGCTGATGTTAAATATCCGAATTCTGTAATTTGAACGGAACCACTAATTGTTCCTGGAGGAACTGTGCCTGATACTGCAGCTTGTATTTGACCTGAAAGTGTACTTACATCACTTGTAAGTATAGTTATCCGTGAATCAAATGACTCAGATATTGGTGGGAATGTCGATTGTCTGAAATTTGTATTAGCAACAATAGAATTCTTTTGAAATGCTGAAATTGTTACTGGTTTATTTTGTAGGTCATTGTAGTTGATTTGGGTCGATGCGGATACTACACCATCTGGTAAGCTTGAAATTACCTGCGCTGACGATGATAATACACCATTCGTTGATGCGATGTCCCCATAAAATGAACCACTAAATGAACCTGTATAGTCAAATGGCATATAATTCTCCGATAATTAAGATACTTTACTCACACTATAAATAGTAAGTTTTTTTATCAACTTATTGATATGAGTATAATAATTGTAAAACTTCATTTAAAGCTTCGTGTCTGTGATTATCTTTTAAAGTCACAGTGTATACATATCGTGAATCTTTTAATTTTGGTACGTCATGTACTGCTGAATCGTTATTAGACTTTAAATCGATTTGTTGGGGGTCTCCTGTAAATATCATAGTCGAACCCTTACCCAACCTACCCAGCACCATTGCAAGTTGCTGTTTTGTTAGATTTTGAAACTCGTCGATTATACAAATACAGTTATCAAACGTTCTACCTCTAAAATGTGTCAACGATACCAATTCAATAGTCTCATCCTTTTCCATTTTTTCTAAAATATCAGGTTTATTATAAACTTTCCTCATATTTGACCGAATTGGGACTAACCATGGTTCCATTTTTTCTTCTAAAGAGCCAGGAAGAAACCCATTGTCCTCATTTGAAACTGTGGGTCGTGTAATTACAATTTTATTTGTTTTTCGTTTGAAATATGAGTCCAATGCAATTTGAACTGCTAATAATGTTTTACCACTTCCGGCTTTTCCTAAAATAAAATTGAATGGGTGGTCAAGAATGTTTGCTTTTGCAATCTTTTGTTCATCTGATAATGTAATTGTGAATTTAATATCACCTTTTGGTACGCGTTTCTCTAAATTTTCTGGCATAAACCATCCTTATATTATTTGTATAACGTTCTTTAATATAAGTATCACCATGGCAATAAAAAAGGGGGTGATTTCTCACCCCCTCTCTTAATTTACTTTAAAGATATTGATTATCCCAAAGTGTTCAAATGACCTACATATACTTTACCATAGAATTCACCACGAACCATTTGTTTAGCGTAACGAGTCATTACACCTTTTCTTGGTTGGAAATTCTTAGGGTCGTATACAAGAGGAGTCATAATTAATGGAATATATGGAGCATAAACAGCACCAGTTTCCAAGAATTGAGAACCTTTGAAACCTAACAAGATAACATTTTCAGTCATGTAAGGATTCTTGTAAACTTGATAACGATTAGCGAATGAACCTACTTGAGAAACACCCATAGCAAAATTCATTTCATTACCCGTACCAGAAGCAGCAAACCCTGGGATAGACTCAAGGATTGTAGCAACGTCAGGAGAAACTACCATAAAGTTAGCTCCACCTCTCATGGTTTTAGCATGAATTTGGTTAGATACTCTCTGAAGAACAGTACCAATAGTTTGGAACCATTGTTGTTGAGTGTAACGAGCAGCTGTTCCACCATCGGCGAAATTAGAACCACCCCATTCGTAACCTACTTTAGCAGACCAATGACCAACAGTCAAAGCGTTCTCCATCAACATATCTAAGATTTCGAGGTCGATTTCTTGAGAGATGTATTCAGATAACATTGAAGTCAATTCAGCTTCAGCATCGATTGAATGATAAGCGTTCAAATCTTGAGCAAATTCAGGAGTCCATTGTGCTTTCAACTTACGAGTCTTAGCAACGATTGGCACAGAGCGTAACTCTACGTTCAATTCAGGAATACCTAAATCACTTTCAGGGTTAGCAGCGAAACCAGCACCAGTTTGTTCGAAGTCACCACGAGAGATGTCAGCTGGTTGTTTTTGGTATTTAACAACACAGTTTGCTACAGTAAAGGCATCACCGATAGAACCGGCAACTTCAACAACGAAACGTACATTAGTACCAACGATAGAAGTGTAAGCTGGGTAATATTGAACAATACCTGAACCAGAGATATCAAAGGCTCTAACGCCTTCAGCGTCATAACCTGTCAATGAAGCAACAGCAACAGATACAGTACCAAGGTTAGTATCAGCAGTAGCAGCCGATGCAGAGAATGCAGCGTCGTATCCAATTACAGCAAGACCACTAGCAACGCCAGTAGCAACAGATGCAGATGCGTGGTTAGTTAATGTTGCAGTAGTTGCGTCATTCATAGAATAACCGAAACGACCAGCACCATAAAGACCTTCAGAAGCATTACCTGCAGTTTCGGTGATACCGAATACTGAGTCAGCTTGAGAGTTTTTACCAGCACCAGTTTCAAATCCTGGCTGAGCAGTACCATACTTGAAATCCAAGTAAAATACAAGGCCAGAAGGCAAGTTCATTGGTTGTACAGAAACGAATTCTTTAGCAGCGATTTCGCTGAAGATACGTCTTACTAATGGAAGAGCGACACCAGACCACTCTTCAGAGTTTGCAGAAGTACCTGTGCTTGAAGCTTCAGATACTAATTGCTTTGCTTGGTTTTCCAACAAAGTAGCGATTGTACTTCTTTCGAAGTCGTTAGCGATACCTTCTAAAAGACCTGTCTTTTCCCACTTAGAGACTAATCCCTTAGATTCTTCAGACATCTTTTTGTTGAAACCAGCAGATTCATTTAATAAAGATTTTGTATTCATCTTATTATTTCCTTTTTAGGTTTTTAATTATTTAAATTAGACCAGCTAACTTCTTAAATCTATTAGCAACTTCACTACCTTCAGAAAGAATTTCTCTCTTTGGTGCTGAAGACTTCATAGGCTTAGAAGCAAGTGATTCTTTAACAACTGTTTTTGGTTTACGAGCAACATTCAAGTTTTCACCTAATGTAGCGTAAACTAATTTTACTTCTCTTAATGAAGCAGTTCTATCGAAATTTTCGATAACCTTCATTTTTTGTGACTCATTCAAATCAAAAGTTCTGAATAACTTGTTAGTGTAAAGAAGTTTAGCGTTTAACAAGTTAACTTCGTTGATAGTTGTTCTTAAAGACTGAATAGTCTTGTAAGCTTCTTCCAACTGAGCAGCTGTTTCATCTTCTTCTTCGGTTTCTTCTTCAGTTACTTCTTCTTCGTCAGCCATTTCTTTTAAGGTACGGATGATTTCGTTGATGTCTAATTCTTCGTCAGAATCCATGTCTTCTTCGTCAATCGCTTCTTCAGCGTCTTCTTCGTAAGTCATTTCGTCTTCGTCTTCTTCAGTAACAACATCTTCTTCATCATCACCAAGAGCAGCTTCAAGTTCAGCAATTACGGATTCAAGGTCTAAGTCATCTTCTTCAGTTGACTCTTCTTCTTCACCAGTAACATCGTACTCTTCACCTTCTTCGTCAGAATCCATTTCCATGTATTCTTCTTCTGCCGTTTCACCAGCCTCATGCTCTTCAGAGCCTTCACCTTCTTCTTCAGTCACGTCATCTTCTGTACCATGCTCATCTTCAGACATTTCGTCTTCAGCAGTAGGTACTTCGATATCCATCTCATCTTCTTCCTCAAGTTCCTCGTCTTCGAGTTCTTCAGCAATCTTATGAGATAACATAGATTGAAGTTTTGGAGTGAATGCCTCTTCGAGAGCCATCTTAGCGTTTGCGAGTGCAGTTTCCTTTACGGCTTTAGCGTCAGCAATTGCTTCTTTTAACAAATCTGATTTCATTTGTTTTCTCCTAAATTAATTTTTGGATAATAAGATTATTGGGAATCTTAATAGAATATAAATTTTTCTAATAATAGTAATCACTCATTAGAGGAGTGATATTTTTCTCTAATAAATAGAGGTATTTTTTTTAAAACGATAAAGTGTTTACCATTTATTCTTCTCGGCGTCTACGAACCCATTCAGTTCGTATTGCTTGGTTTTTGGCTTCTCTTCGTTTCGTAGTTGGTTTTATATATTCTTTTCTGTCACGAAGTTCATCCATGATACCACTATCCTTTACAATTCGCTTCCATGCGCGAAGTGCTGATTCAAGGTTACCATTGATAACTTTAACTCCCATCGCATGTCCATAAAGATATGGTTCTTGTCTTGGGGGTCTTTTCTTTTTGTCGTCTCTACGATTTTGAGTGTCGTCTCTACGATTTTGATTTTGGTCGTTGTCTTGCATATACTTGTTTTATATATAAAAAAATACACCTACCAAACTAATGATAGATGTATATAAATATTGAAAAATTGTTTATAAAGTTATTTTACAGTTAATATATTTGCTTCAGTAACTACTGATTCATACACACCCTCTGATAAATCATCTAATCCGTTTTTGAAATCACCAAGTAATTTACCAAATTGCTTTTGCTTATCAGTTGGTAGTCTTTTAATCTTAGGTATATTCTTTTTGATGAACATAGAAAAGTCTGCACTTATTTCTTGCATTCTATCCACGTCACCCGTGCCTTCGGACACAGAGTCTGCACTATCAATGTCATCATCAGATGAATCATCGGCCATAGTCTCGGCCATAGTTTGTTTCATCTTAATCAATTTAGAAGATGGTAATTCCCCACCACCTAAAAATGTTTCGTTAAGTAAGCTTTTTAGATTTATCATTTTATTTTTCCCTTTGCGATATCTCGTTGAAGTTGGTCAGCTGCATTTTGTACATCTACGACAGCTTGGTTGATTGGTACATTACGATATTTACCAAGTTTTTTAACTGCCATAAGTACGATTCTTAATTCTTCTGATGATGGACTTTCATTAATAACTGCCTCACCAAACATCTCATCATCAAAATAAAGAGCACTCATGTAATCTTTTAGTTTTGCGTTTTTAAAATCACCTTTAAACTTTTCTAATGCTCTACGAGCTTTTAAAGCCGATTTAGCTGGAACAACAAAGAATCCATTCTTTTCACCACCCTTTTTCGTTTGTGCTGAAACTACCTGAGCCTTCATTCCAGTTCCAGCAGAATTACCTTTTGGGTCAATTAAAGTCCACTTATCACCTTCGTTTAAAATGTTGGTTAGTTTCATTGAGGTTTTTTCAGTAACTACTGATTCTTTAGCGAAGTCTTTTGCGTTCTCTTTGTCTTCTTTATCAACGGATGTTACTTTGTACTCTTTACCATCAACGTCAAATGAATCATCGCCAGCAGCGATAGCTTTAGCTCTATTAGCTCCAAACTCGTTACCTTCTTTGATTTCGTAATATTTACCAAGAACTTCACCAATTTCATCATAAGTTGACTCTAATCGTTGTTGAAGAGTGTTTACTTCTTTGATTGTATTAGAGAATATTTTGAATGACTCATTCATAGACTTCATGTGTCTACCAACAGTTACTTTATCAAACCAATCGCCGGTTTCTTTAATGGTAACTTTATTAGCGTTCTCTACGATACCTTTAATAGATTCGTGGATTTCGGACAAATTACCTTTATGAGAAATCATCTCACCAAATTGTCTATAAGCAGAAACTGCTTCAACAAACGCTCTTTTTTCTTCGTTTGTCATTCCTTTTTCTTTCTCTTCACCAACATTCATTCGTCTATAATCTAAATGTTGAGATTCGTTAAGTAGGTCTTTTAGTTTTTTCATAGTTTTACTCCAAAGTCACATTCACAATATCCACCAACTTCACACATGATATCTCTCATAAGTGTATTAGCTTTTTTGTATTTATAAGTATTTGATTTTTTGGTAACACCTTCTTTGATGATACCTTCATTTTTTGGAGATAGGAAAGCGCCTTGAGTTGATGGGTTTGATACAAAATCCCAACAGATTAAATCAAAATCACTTTCTACGGCAACTGTTTCTTCTCCTATTTGTTTAACCGAGCCCATACCTCTTGATGATATACCAACAGTACACCCAGCTTTAATAATTTCTTGTAAGATTGTACCGGCCGGCGTATTTAAAATTTCAACTGTACCAATAACATCATCACCCTTCCATTCAACAGAACGAACGATGTGAGATGTATTCTTTAATTCTACAATTGCTGATTCAGGATGGTCAAGTTCACCGTATGCACGATTTTCTTTAATCTCCCTACCTATATATTTCTTAACTTCTCGTTCAAGAATATTACGAGGGTACACTCTACCATTTTGGTTTTTAGCATCGGCTCTTTGTAGTACACCACTAACTAAAAATCGACCATGCTTTTCAGCTGACTCTTTTAACATAGTGGGTGTTACGTTGAACACTATAGTATCTACGAGTAATTGTTTCATTAATTCTCCCAAACTTTCTTTTTACGATATAAGTCAAAGAAGACTCTAGCTAATTCTCTACGAATCAACATACGAATTTCCTCAAGGTCTTTGACATCGAGTTCTTCGTTAATTTGTTTCTTATTACAACCACATCCCATATTATGCACCTAAGTCTCTAATATTACGTGTAATCTTTAACATTCGTTCTGAAATCTTCCCAAATCTAATTTTTGTAGATTCCCAAAACTGACCTTGGTTCACACCCATTTCAGTTTTAAGTTTGCTATTTTGATTTACGAGGTGTTCAACTTCATAAAGTTTTCTATTAATTTCTTTAATAGCCAAATTTACTTTTTTCTTAGCGGACATCGACTCATCTTTTTTATAAGCACGATATGTAGCCTCTATTAAATTTTCTAACTTAGATTCCATTTTATTAATTGATTCAAAATTAGTTTGAGTCTTTTTTGGTTTTTTATATCCCAAAACTTCAATGTGGTCTATGTCTAAGTTATCTTCATCTTTACTTTTTGCAAATGCTGCTGGTGTTTTGATAGGACCAGCCCCACCATCCATATTGGATGTAACATTAGCTTCTTCTAACTCATCGTTAGATTCTAATTCGATGAATTTGTTATCTAATTGCTCTAATAAAAATTTTGACATATTATAACCCCGTTACTTCGTCAAGTAGTTCATGGTATCTTAGAATTGAAAGAACCTGAGATTCACTTATTATTTTTGATTTGGCAATGTTATCCATAAGATTTACAGTTTCTTTTAATTTGATTTGAGAAACTATATCAGTTAATTTAATTTTAGAAAACTCACCTTTTAATCTTTTAACTTCAGTTACAATAAATTTTCGTAGATTTTCTGAATTATCTACATTATTAATGTAAGTACGAAGAACTTTCTTTTGAGATTCCGATAAGTTAGTGTATTTTGAGTTGAATGAATCTACTAAAAACTTATAAGCTAACATACGAATCTCTTTTGGTAGAGCTGCGTAATCCTTATCAACTGACTCTGTTATAACTTTAACATCAGCCTTTGTAATAGTTTCTAAAATTACATTCTTACATTCAACATACTCTTTTGGGGATACACTTTGTGTGTTTTCAAATAACTTAAACACGGAAGCCATCTCACGGTAATTAGAAACACGGTATTTAAAGAAGTCTTCCATAACAAATGATTCTTTGATTGATTTAATCAAATTATATTTTTGTCTGCGAAGAATTGCTTCATTTAAATTAACTCGTTCTTGTAGAATGATGTTAACAAACTCCTGAGCCTTATATTGTGAATCAAAGTTTTCTTTGGTAAGTGCTTGATACATTTTCAATTCTTTAGAAAGTTCAGTACCTTTCTTAAAATGATTTTTAATTACCTCAAGGGCAAGGGAATCTTTACCCGCTAATGTATCTGAAGCGATTCGCCTTACGAGTAGCTCGAAAAGTATACCCGTATTCTTAAATTTACTATGTTTAAGTTTAGTCATCGTAAACCTTCTATTATTATTCTACTTTATAAATATACTTAAATTATGTCATCCAATAGATTTGTTTCATCTAACATCCCAACTTCTTTCGTTTCAACATCTTTTAAAGACTCAGTAATGATACTTGAATTTTTTAATTTTCTCTTTTTCAAAGATGTTTTTAAAGTTTTGATTGACTCATACGCTATTGATGAACCTTTATACTTGTGGTAGGTAGAGTCGGTTCCTACATCAGTTTTTCTTCCTAATGGGTCTCTACCCATAGCAGCTTTGTCGGTTCCATAGGTACCACCTTCTTCAGGTCTACCGGCGCCATCAAATCCACCTTCAGGAGAACCGCCCTCATCGGTTGGGGCTCCCTCATCTTCACCACCCTCTAAATTAAGTGCAGCTAAGTCATGCGGGGTTCCAAAAGATTCTCCTGTTTTAACAGGGTCGTTACCTTCAGATGCGATTTGTTCTTGTCTGAATCCAAGTTTTAAGTCATTAATAACTTTAGCTTGTTCCATTCGCCACTCATCATCCGACATATTAAAGATGTGTTTATACATCCATTCTTGAGAAACCATTTTGAGCTCTTTCATGTCAGAAACTAATGATACTTTTTCAGACCATAGTGCGGCTTTCTCTTGTTCGTATATAATAGATGGATTGGTAAGTTCTAATTCAAAGTTTACTAAGTCTGCGTTCTCATACCCTTGTGAATACAAATGAACGATAGCAATTTTGTGAAGTTCTGAAAGAACAATACGTTGAATTCGTTCGACAGTTCTTGCAAAACGAATATCTTGTTGTGCAAGTGTAGCTTTACCTTCAACACCCTCTTCATACCCAATGAATGCCTTTGGAACTTTAAGAGCCGCCATCATTCTATTCTTTAGGTATTCGATATCCTCGATACCACCAAACTCCATACCATTTAGGGTATCAATTTCGGTTCCACTCTGACCACCTCTAACTGGTAAGTAGTAATCTTCCAACATATTCATCAAGTTAAACTTGAGGTTGTAGTCTCCCGTGTCTTGGTTAAGGTAAGGGACTTTCTTCATTTGGTCAATAATACTTCTCATATGATTATCAACCTCAGCAGGTGGAATGTTACCTACATCAATTTTAAATACTCGTTTTTCAGGCGCCCGCATGATTCGGTGAATCATCATAGCATCTTCCATTAGAGTTAATTGTTTCCATGTCTTACGAGCACCTTCCAACAAAGAACGACCATATGGTAGGAAGTTTGTGTCAGCCATTAAACGGAAATGTGCTACTTGGTAGAATTCAAAATAATAACTGTTTGTTTTTGTATTACCAGTAAATGGTGAATTCATTGAGTTTAATTTAAATCTAACCTCATATGGATTTTCGTCGTTAAATCCCTCTTCACGTTCAACTTCATACGCTGACATTGGTGATACGTTTACGATTCCAATCCCATCTTCAATATCAAGATGAAGATAGTAGTCACCATATTTGTTCATACCACGAATCCATGACCAAAGGTTAAATTCGATATTTAAAACATCATAAAATAAATTATGAAGAATTTTTTTGACATTTTCATCTGAAGATTTGATTCGAATGATGTCGCCCATATCATTCTTTAAAGTACACTCATCTGAATAGATGTCTAATATAGAAGCAATGATGGAATCTTTGTCCATAGCTTCATAGTCCGTGTATAATTCTAATTTGTTTGAATGATAGTTGAATTGGTTATTATATGTTTCCCAATTTCTACGAGAGGTGTGCATTCTACCAAATCTATCATAGTAAGATGTGCCGCGAATGTTACCATCCGACTGAAGCCGTTGTGTATCAACTGCCGCTGTTCTTCCTTTACCAATGCGTCTTACGACTACTTGGGTAGCGAATAGTTTTTTAAGCCTACTAAATAACGTTGTGTCTGCCATATTATTTCTCTAAGTGTATACCTTTGTAAAGTATAAATATACAAAAAATATTTTAATCTACCAAATTAAAGTAACCATGTTAAATCTACGTCGTTTCCATGACCATCTCGTTGGGACCATGGGTTGTCTCCAAGAGTTCTATTATTATATACACCAGCACCTGCTTTTGTAATATTAGTCAAGGTGGTTCTGCTTAAATCAATACCCTGCTGTCTTAATTTTAATGCAGTATCACGTACCCACAACCCAGTTGAGAATGACATAACTAAGTCATCATTATAACCTCGCTGTGCTTCCGCTCTACTACCATTCCATATGAAGACAAACAGTTCCTCTATAAGTCGCTTAGAATGGATGATAGGGGTACGTTCTCTCATGTAAGTATCTAATTTAGAGACTACTAAGGGTCGAGTTCTACTTGTCATTGAGAATCCAGGAACCATATCTTCTTTTCGTTTCAAATCAAAACCTTTGCGTAGGTGGATATCTTCATCGATATAACCAGCATCTCTATATGAGTAATATAAGTTTTGATAATTTCTATCAATTACTTCTTGTATTACAGCCCAACCAATATTTGCGTTTTCAATTACCAACATTGCGTTGTTCCACTCAGATGCGATTGATGTAAGCATAGCTCCAAATTGTTTGGTTTCTATCTTACCTTTATATTCCGCAACCTGTTCTACGGATTCAATATCAATTACATGAAACGCTGAGTAGTCGGTTGAATCTCCACGAGCAACGTCTGCTACAACAACATAATCACGTGAGTAGTTTGGGTAGTCCCATAACCAATAGTTACCATCAAATCCCCTCTTTTCCAATGGGTCTTTGACATAAGTCTCTTCGTACCATTGTAATGTAGCACCTTCAACTACACTATAACCAGATGAAATAAAATCACAATCACATTCTTGTGCTGCTCCTTTATCACCTAACAATGTTGATTGTTCTTCACGCCATAGTTGGTTTCTATCAGGATGAACCGACCAATGTAATTCAATAGGATTCCATGTATCACCACTCATTGCCTGAACCCATACCTTATGGAACCAGTTACCTACACCATTTGGAGTAGAAAGTACAATAGCCCCACCACCTGTTGATAACGTGGATTGTGCAGATGTCCATATACTTTCAATATTATCAATGAAAGCGGCCTCGTCTATAATCAACATTGAAAGTGCTTCAGAACGACCAGCATCACCAGCGGCTGAAGTTGCTTTGATTTGAGACCCATTTTTTAATCGGAGAGATAATTTATTATCCTCTTCAGTTTGTCCCCTCAACCACGTTGGTAAGTTTTGATGCATGAAACGAACCTTTGTTACAAGATTCTTTGCTACCTCTTGTTTGGTAGCGATTACCAAAACATTCTTATCTTCATGAAATAACATCAACCAAAGTGAATATCCAGCTGAAAGTGTTGAGATACCTAATTGACGAGATTTGAGAATAACATTAAATCTATGCTTCTCAACCTCATACATTAAATTTTCTTGGAAGTCGTATAAGTTAAAAAGTATTTTACCACGAGATGGGTGTTGAATATAACAATACTTCTTAAAAAAATATACTGGGTCTTTAGCACATTTAACGTACTCTTCTTTGATTAACTCTTTTAGAGATTTTGCCATACATTTCTATTTTCCAAGTTTCCAATACATTCTTCCGGAAATCACAGGAACAAAATCTTGATTTACACCAACACCAACTCCATATATTTGTTTTTTCTTGGTTCTATAAATAAACTCAGTACCTAAATAATTTAACTGGCCCATGTTACCTTGAAGACCAACCCCCCAATAAAATTCTCTATTGTTTAGATATATTTCGTTGGTGATTGTTGTAGTTGGGTAGATTAATTTATAATTGAGAGAACGGCTTATGATTTTGTTTTGTGATATTGAATCGGAAATAGTTAATGTTAGACTATCCAACTCTTGTTTATCCTCATATACATATGTAGCGAAATAATCCTCTAAAATAGAAGCAGTATCAATTTTTCGAGTTACCGTATCAGTCTTAGTGACAATTCGTGTAATGTATTTTGGAATATAAGCAGGAACGTCACGCGTGATTGTATCATACTTAATTTCTACTTTAGTAATTACAATAGGGTCAACCACCTCCGTGATATTTTTGCTACAATTTCTCATTAAAAGAATTATAACAACCAACACTACAATGAGTAGTGTTTGAATATTTCCGAAATATTTTTTCACAAATTACTTTTTATGGTACAAAGCGTATACTTTGTTAATTAAGTTTGTTTTTGTTTCAGAGTTTGATAAATCAACGCCAAATTTAGTTTTAGCAGAATCAATTAATTCTTCCTTTGTCATAGAACGTAATGATTCTTTTGTTACTTTACCTGTAACGGCATTAATAACATCGGCTGATTCTTTAACAACTGCCTTCACAGCAACCTTAACATCGTTTACCTCTTTGGCAACTTTTTTAACTTTAGTTTTTACGTTAGTTATTTTTTTGTTAACTACCTTTTTAACTGCTGCAGCTTTGTCTTCAACAACATCTGGAATCAGGTCACCATCACGGTCGCCAATTACTTTTGTTTTTTGAAGGATGACTAATGTTAGTCCGATAATAGCAAATATGCTAATGATAATAAATAATGTGTTCATAATTTTCTTTTTTTTTGTTTAACGTATTGTTCCAATATAAATATGTAAATAAAACTAATTAATTACCATTTACGACACGACCAATAATTGGCCTTCCATCTTGGGCCTGGTTCATCACAATTCATTCTTGCCCTGAATGATTTACGGGCAGCTGGATTGTCTTTTTTAATGACCATTCCCTTTTGTCCAAAGTTTACTTTAACAACATTACCTTTGTCGTTGTTTACATATACTTTGAATTTTTTAACATCACCTTGCATTATCTTACCAAGTTTTACGGCTCTACCTTGGTATTCAGCTTCGTTAAGTGATGGTGTGTATTCCTTCATAAATTGAACAAATTCTTTTACATCTTGATAGTTCTCTACATCATACTCTTCAATGGAGTCATCACCACCATCTGCATTATTTACAATATTTAAATAATCCTCAGCTTTGGTAATCAATGATTGAACCCATGGTTCTAAGTTTGAACGGCTGTTTAATTTATCTAATAATTGTTGAGCGTGTTCGACTGAACTTTGTAGTTGGTCAACGGCCATATCTGCATCTGATTCAGATGATTCTTTCTTCAATCTACTTTTCTCAGCTCTACCTCTATTTGTAGATTCGGCTTCGAATCCAACTATCTTCCCACTTTTATGAGATGCATCTTTACCATCACCATTACCATAAGTACCTTTATCTCTATTGTACTTATTTAGCTCAGCTCTGTATTTCTTTGATTTATCTGATGATTGAAATTTCTTATACTCATCTTTGTAATCTCGTTTAGTTTCTTCAGTTACCGATTCTAATAGTTTATGTAATTCTTTAACTAATGGTGATGCTGCTGTAAATAACTTAGGATTTTTTTTAGAGCTATCATTCTTTAGGTTTTTAATTAAATTTTGAATGGAATCTATTACATCTAATATTTCAGAATTTTTAACGCTACCTTCGTTTACTGATTCATTAAATATACTATACTTTTTTATACCTAATTTACTTACCATTTTTTCAATAGTATTGTAATCACTATCTGGATGATTTCCATTTCCAAGTATAATTTCTATCTCTCCTTTAGTTACAGGATGAGAACTAACGTTTACTTTATACTTTTTATTTATTTTTTGAACGTAGTTTCGTAATACATCTATTTTATCTTCGGTAACTACTGATTCATTCTTTGGAACACAATTAGGGACTTCTTTGCCATCCTTCATTTTCATTCCAACCATCTCATATCCATCCCAACATGGGTTATCAGTAGCTTCTTCATTTGTAAATGATTTAACATATGGATTCGATACTACTTGACCTAACTCAGGAACAAAGCCATACTTTTCTTCCATAAATGTTTTTACATTATGGTATTCTTCTCTGATGAGTTGTTTAAGTTGCGATTCGTTCATATTATACTTTATGTCGTGTTGGCTTCATTGAGGTTTTTTCAGTAACTACTGATTCGCTAGTTAATCTTTTTTTGTATTTTTTAGCCATCTTCATCGCTACGTTTACTATACTTTTAAAATCTTTAGCTTCTTCCATTGCGATTTGGCCAGCGTCATAACTTTCAATACTAACAAAGTACCCTTTGTCATCACGACGACCAACATACATCATCATCTCTTCACCACCGTCAAATAGGAAATCACTACTACCACCATGATATCTAGCATCACCTACTTCAGAGTCCACACCTACACCTGTTGCTCTTTCTAAAGATTTTCTAACAAGTTCCTGCTCTTTATCTGATAACATTGGTGTTGCTCTCTCATTTAACGTAGAAGAAAGTTTCATTGAATTTTTCTCTTTAATTGACTCCTTAGCGAAGTCTTTTACGTTCTCTTTGTCTTCTTTGTTAACGGATTCGTTCTTCATAAGTTTGTATGCCATATGTCCCATTGCTACAATACCACTCTTTACAAACTTATCTTTATTAGATTGTTGTTTAAGTGCATCATATACTTGAACCATTAGAGATGCTGATTGCATATCTACTCTTACCTTCTTATTTGATTTAGTATCAACTACTAAAGCGTTTTGTTTATCTTTTACAATTTTTCTTAATTGAGTGATAACTTCAGGTTCAGCAGCTGCTTCTTTTATTGATTCAGTATGTAAACTTTTGAATGTAGATTGTAACCACTTCATAAGGTCTTTGTTTTTATAATCAAAGTCAGGATGTTCTTTTCTGAACTCTTTCATGAAATCAAGAAATGACCCTGCGTTTTGAATCATTATATCTATGTTTTTCATTACACCTTCAGTTGTAAGTTTATTAGTCACTTTAATTCCCTCTTCAAGTTTGTGCACAGGATATTTTTTTCCATTAAATTCAAATTCATCCAAACCTTCTTTTCTTGCGTTATAAAGTGCGCCTGTAAATGCATTACCCTCAGTTAAACCTTGTTCTTGGTTTTGTGTATCAGCATATTCTTGAGCCTGGTCTTTAGTAGCAAAACTCTTTACTCTAACTTCACCTTCCCACACAGTCCATGGTGTGAATGGGTTAGATTGTTTATCAAACTTCACAACATAGTTGTCAGTTGGGTCTGCTGTGTGGTCTTCATTTACAAGGTTCACAGGCACTAATGCAGTTCCGCTATTTGTTAACTTCATAACATAGTGAACTCCATTTATTACTGTTTTGTAATCTTTGGGAGTTTTATTCCACTCACCCTTTGTAATACTATGTGTAATTTTAAACTTAGCCATTAGTTACTCCTTAATTAATATAAGCATTTAATTCGTAATTACCGCTATCCATACCATATACTTGGAATGATAATGATTTTTTTTGTGGTTTACCTGCTTTCGAAAGACCTATAGTGAACGAGTTTGTTTTACCAATACTTGGTCTTGAACGAGAATATTTACCACCCATAGCAACTTGACTATTCCAATCATCCATATCCACTTCAAATCCACGTTTTTCAACCATTTCCTTTGCAGTATCTGCGGCTGAAGTGAATGACTTATGGTATACTTGATATTGAGCTTCGTTTACTGATTTGTTGGTTGATTCCGTTTGTATTTCATGTGCAGGTACTTCTAGTGAATAATATTGACCGATATCTACAATGTAAAATGGAGAACCTGGTGTTTTACCATCAAAACGAACAATTTTACCCGATTTACCACCACGAAGTTTTACTTTTGTTCCGGGTTTTAATATAGGAGTTGATGCTTCGTTTACTGATTCATTCTTTATCTTATTATAAAGTGCTTCAACTTTGGGTAATGTTTTAGTTATTACAGAAATATAATTTAAAACATCTTTATTTAAATCATACGATGGTTTAAATGGTAAAATATTACCGATTGTTCTTCCTATTACAATTCTATCATTACCTTCTGAATCCATTACATTAAATGGTAAGTTAGGTTTACCATCCCACATTGGCGTTGCATAGATAAGTAAATCAATACCTTTTTTTTCAAATTCAAAAGTACCAGACCTACTATCTACATGCAGTTTCCAACCTTTGATATCTTTTCCGTTTAATACTTTTTCAGTTGCTTTTTGTAATTTATCTGCGTACTCGTCATCTTTTGAAGATTCGTTTACTGATTCATCTACTTTATATTTGTAGATTACATCACTTCTATCTCGCAATGTAGTCGTGCCATGTTGTAAATCATAGTTTGCGTTAGCAGATGTTGCTTTAGCAAACTTACCATTCTTTAAGTAGAATGTACCAATACGAGAATTGTTATCATCAGTTACATAAAATACTGCGTTTTTCTTTTTCTTTGATAATGTAATAATATCAGATAGGTTCTTAGCTTTTATAAACTCACCATATCCTTCGTTAACTACTGATTCACTCATACTTAATATTGCTTTTTTCTTTTTAAGCATTAGTTTAAGGAACATATCTACTAACTTACCATTCGCATCATCAGTCATACGGTGGGGTCTACCAACGAAATCTTGACCGATACCATCCATCTTACCTGAACGTTCAAATTTAATCGTTCCGTTTGGGGATTTTATTGCAAAGTCACCCATACCTAAATGTACTAGTTCTGAATTTGGTAATACACCTTTACTATAGTTTACAAAGTTACTATCTACTATAGTTTGATTTCCAACTCGTTCGTAGTGACCTACATCCTTACCTTCGTTTACTGATTCTTTGAATAATCTCATACCAACGTTTTCAACTAAGTCTTCTACTTTTTGTCCAAGTGGTCTACCAAGTGTCATCGAGATGTAATATCCAAGTGCATCAACAATTACTTTCCCATCCCACTTACAAATAGATGCAATGTCAGCCCCTAATTCATAATGGTACATATTTTCAAGGTCTTTCTTAGCCATTGGGTCACCCTCATACTTTGCTTTAGGAAATAATTTTGAAACTCTCTTTGCTTCGCTATGGAAGTTAGCGTCACCTAAAGCGCCCATCAAAATGTGCATTATAGCCCATTGGTGATTAGCCCCACCTTTTTTTAAGTCTTTAAGGTGCTTGTCTAAAAGAGCTTTAACTTTTTTGTTTTCAGCAGGCCCTTCGGATAGAATATTTTCTACGATATTTGATAAATTCATGGATGTCTCCGTTTTTTCTAATAAGTTTAATAATGAGTCTTCTTTAATTTTAAATGAGTATCCAGCACCATGGTAAGTACTGTCAATTTCAAAATCTAATCCTGTTTTTGTTTTTAGTCGGACAATTGTTAGAGTTCTGAAATCTTCATCAGCATATCGCTCATTACCAAGTTGTGTTTTGATATGAGTGATTGTATCTAAATCTTTAGATGTTTTTGGCAAAAGAATAATATTACCATTTTTAATGGATGTGTTAAATTCTACTTTACCATTTCGGTAGTCAAATTTAACTTTACCTTCTGACAATATTGATGATTTTAATTTCATTTTTGTTTCTCCAGCTTCTCAATGAAGTTTTCTTTAAAAGTACAAAACTCGTTTTCTATTTTGGTTTCAAACTCTTCCCATGACACACCATCCCATTCCTCAACCGAACCATCTTCGTTGATGAACTTGGCTTTTAGTGCCAGCTTTAGAGTTTCTTTTTCAAGTTCAGCTTGTTTTAACCAAGCTTTACCATTTTCTAACATTTTGCTTCGTTCATACTCTTGATACTTACCCTCAATTTTTAATTGGTGTTCCATATCAATTACACAATCAAAACACACACCATGAACAGCTTTCATTTTCAGGTCGTTTCGTTTCGGTGTTGTACAAGTACAAACTTCTTTTTGGCATTTTGGAAATGTATTGAGTTCGTTTCTCAATTCTGAAAGTTTACCAAGTTTAACCTTGTATCCTTTCTTTTGTTCCCAAAGTTGCCCCTCATCATCAGTCCATCGGTCTCCGACTTCTTTTTTGATAAATTGCGTTACCTCATCAAATCCAATAGTAGTTTTGGTTTGAGTTCGGTGTGTTCCAGCAATCATTTCTTTGATTGCTTTTACGTTGTTTAATTTTGCCATAACTTATTTGTATACGTTGTCAATATATAAGTATTATATTATTAGTAGAAAAGACCAAGTATTTGATTCAATGGTGCAAACGTGCCTGTTAGTTTATATGTCGCACCCTTATATGTAAATACAATACCTTCGTTTGGTACAATTTTATCTTTACCACCAATTGAATTTAATCGTTGTAACTCTAACTTTAATTTTTCAATTTTCTTTACATCACCACTCTTCTTAACATCTTTGATTGTTTGGTCTAATCTCTTTTTCATATCACGAAGTGCTGAATCGGGGTTTACTGTTAATGCGGATGACATGAATGAAAGAACTTCAGCACCAACACCTAAGAAGATATCTTCAAATGGTCGAATGTTATCCTTTGCAATTTTAGCGTGGTCATTCTTATCTACACTCTGAGCCCATGATAGTGTTTTGTCATCAGAAATAGATTTACTATCTAATCGAGTTGATTTATCATAAAATGCCCATCGTTTAACCAATCCCATTTTGGTTTTGTTATCTAATGTAGATGGTGAATTCTTGTCTACGTATGATTCCCACCATCGTTGGTGGTATTCAGCAACACCATCTGAATCTTTTAATTTAAACTCACTCTGAAGCTTAGATAGTTGTGATGTAAATTTACTTTGTTTAGAAGATAATTCTTCGGACTTTGGTAACTGAACCACGGGCGGACCTTGAATAGTATACTTTGACTGAACATCAGCGTTAACTTGTTTAATCATCCCAGCAAGTATTTTAGCGTCTGATGTGTCAGCTCCTATAGCAACACCCTTCTCATCATATTCCATTGTTCCATGAAAAACAAGTAGCGGCTGACCGTAAGGAACTACGTTCACAGATGTCGGCCAAATTACTTCAAGGTTCATAAATTTCTTACCCTGTTTGAATATTTTATCTCGTTGTGACGATGATAATCCGCTGATGGCTGATGTCAAATCTTTCATAGCATAATTGTAAGCATCAGTTAACCCACCCCTACCTTGGAACTTTGAAGCAATACCACTAATGTCCAATGCCTTCTCACCAGAGTTAGCAAGGTGTCCTTTGTTACGAGCTGCTATAAGACCTTTTCCATCTTTCCATGAAATAGCAAGAGCTTGTCCATCGGTTTTTTCTCGTGTGAATTCTAATTTACCTTGAAGAGCATTTGATATGATTATTTTCAAATCACCAAATGTTAAATTCATTTCAGTATCAAATGGATGATGCATATGACCATACGCTCCTCCTTCAGTTAATATATTTTCTGCTAGGGATTTATCTTTTGGTTTTGAGATGTATTTTTTAGCCATTTCAATAAATGATGGGGTTATGTGTTCTATCACAAAACTTAATGCAGTAGTTAACTGTTCTTCTTCTATTGTATCATTACCCTGCTCTCCCATCGAAGGCCACTCTCCAGTTGGGAATTTATCTCCCATTAATGATTTGGCTAATATGGCTCTAGTCAAATGTAATCCTTCATGAGCTAATTGTTCTATTACTGCTGTTTGGGCCCCTGCTTTTTTAGCTTTTCCTGCTAATCGTCTACCATTGGTCCAAAAATATATATCTTGTCCATCATTCATAGTGTTAACTAATCCGTAGGCATATGCATCGTCTGGGGTTTCATTATATTCTTGAGCATCTTTTAAAGATAATCCTGTGTATTTTGCTACATTATCCCCCAACTCAAATACACCTTGACTATTAGGAGACATCGCTAATGTAATATCTTCTGAGATTTTAGTTCCATCGAAAAGTTCAAATGATATATTTATTTTCTTTACTTGTACTTCGGTTTTAACGTCATTCAATACACCTTCAGTATGGAGTTGTTGCGTTTTTAATTCTTTTTGTTTTTGTTTTTCGGTTGGGATTTGAGCGGTCAGGTTTTGTATATCCTTTGGTTCAGCGAAGTTTACAAACTCCATACCCAATCTAAGTGCTACTCGTTTGATATGGTCTGCCCATTTCTTATATCCAGCTCTACCTGTGATGTCTTTACCATAACGAACAGTCTGGCCATCTCTCGTGTCTCCTGTTGGGAAAAATGATACGGAGTATTTGTCAGGCATTGGTCTGCCATCATGAGCAAATACCGTGTCAACCTCTGGCATTAAGTATGATACAATTTCATATCCCAATTTACCAACTGATTTTTCCATTTCAGATTTAAATGTTTTCATGTTACCATAAAACGCAGCAGGTCCATCATCAACAATACCCTTTCCACTTATGGGTATCGTGCTTGATTCTGATATAATTTTAGTGATATCAATTGACTGAAAGAAGGATTCCATTACGGATTCCACTTTAGCCATCTTTGAGGAAATTAAATCAAAAATCTTTTGGTTAAATTTTGGATATACTGATTTAAAGAATTTAATTCGTTTTTCTTCGTCTGAAGTAGACATACCAGCACGTACTTCTGTACCCGATATACCATTACCTTGTGATGGGGATGTGTAAACGTATCCACCATCTTTTACAGCAATACTTACGTCACCCTTATATGGTTGAAAATAATTACCACCCAATCGACCACCATCTTTTTCGCCAACTACAGTTATAAACGCAGTCGTGTTTTCATCAAACTTACCAAGAATTTCTTTTGGAGCATATGGATTTTTTACTTGAACAATTTTGTTTTTTGGAATACCAAACATCGTGCTCATAATGTCAACCTTTTCCTTAAAACGGAATGGTGATTTTGGTAACTCTACTTTATCGGAGGTTCCAATGTATACATTATCCTTACCAAACTTCTTTACCAAGTGTGCGTATGTTGCGTAGTGACCGGAATGGAATGGGTGAAACCTTCCCACATACGTTACGACTGTTTTTTTAATGTCTTCGGTAAGGATTGATTCCATCACCCATTTGTTTATTAATTGTCCCATAATAATAAGTATCTTTTAATTTTGTGTTATGTTAGATTGCTTGTCCAACTTGACCTGGGTCAAATGGTGCAGTTATACTTGAAAAGTCTCCTGCAAATACACGTGTTGATATAATTGATATATTTTTTATCCTCGTAGATGTACCAGTTGGGCCTGTACCAGCGGTATGGTTATTTGCTAATCCTACTTGTATTTTACAAAACCTACCCTGTAATTCGTCTGGTATGCTAACTATGTAACTACTATCTTCAGGAGAATATACAAAACTTGAGGTGAGTTGTGTGGGGAGTGTTGTTCTTGAGTAAACACTACCTATTTCCTCGGGTGCGTCAAATAGGTCATAAGCATTCGAGCCCGTTAATGCGCCTGCTATATAGAATCTAGCCAACGAAATAACCCTACTATCAGTATTATTAGCTGATATACCTTTTAAGGAAAACGAAATACCAAGTTTAGTTTCATATGGTAGAAATGTAACTGGATATTCAGATACTATTGTATATGTAGAATTATCATTGATATTTTGTCTAACATATTCAGTACTATCAGATACGATTTGTCTACCAACATTTCTAGCATCTATAAGACCTAATTTTGTGTCAAGTAACGTGTAATTTGTTGTTCCGACTCGTTGTCTAATTAAAACATTAGAACCGGTCATATCACCATTAGCTTTTAAAGCAAGGGGTGTACCAAGGCCAGTTATAACCAATGACGAACTAATAGAAGTTGGTGTAACTACAAATCCACCTATAATAGCCTCATTATCCTTTGGATTGAGGTGAAAGAATGATGAACTAATTTCTATGTTGGAAGCAGCACCACTAATAAACTGAGTGTTTGGATTTCCTATAAAGAATGAATCAGTTCTAATATCAAGATTACCACCACCATTGGTTGTGTATCTAAAGTATGAACTTGAATTTGCAACAAGGTCTAATCCGACACCATCATATGTATCTGAACCTACATTTAAATTCCCACTACCACTAAATAAAAGGAATCCACCAGGACCGCTTCCGTTTAATGCGTTTGTAAATCCATCGTACCCAACTGATTTAAGATAACCACTTGAATTACCTGCCATCTCAATACCAGTTCCAATGGCGTTACCTATATTAAATGAGCCTGTTATTAAAGATTGGTCACCACCTATATAAACGTTACCACCCTCAAAAACAACATTTGATTTTATAATCTCTACAGTAGAGACATCTCCAATTTGATTTACAAATTGTAATCTTAACGTCTTTGGGTCTTTTAATTGTTCTGTTGGAACCGGTACTTTATAAAAAACACTTGATGTATTATCTATTGTTGTTTCCGCAATTGTTTCATAATTAGAAGCAGGCAGTCCTTGAGATTTTATTGAAGTACGAATTGCAAAAATTCTACCAGCAATTGGACTCAATTGTGAAACCGTGATGTTTGCAAATGCAATTTGGTTTTGAGTTGTCGAATTAGATGCTGTGGAATAATATTTTATTTCAGTTGGAATTGTACCATCTGAATATTCGTATGTATGTATCGACCCATCTCGTCTAACGTCACTTGTTGTAATTGGCGATTCTACTTGTAGTATAGTTGATGATACTACTGATGTTATACTTGACGTTAGTGATGTTGGTTGTAGTTGGCCGCCTGTTAACCTTGGGAATAATACAACTGCACCCATATCTAAGTTTAGTTCACCACCCACCATTTCTTGGTTAAAAATTGGAGTTGTACTTTCAAACGAAGTGGAATTACCATACAATGATTTTTTGTATGTTAGAGGTGTAGATACTATGGTTGGTGTAAGTATCCCATTTGATTGTGGTATGTTTGTAAACACATCAACACTCGATGACACTATCATCGATGGGGGTTGCGATTGTTTAAATATAATTTTCGATGGTGATTGCTTTGACTTTACTACATTTATAATTTGCTTCCAACGAACTGCCTTACCATCAACGCCAGTTCCAATTATACTTAGTTCAGCACGGCCATCAGGAGTATCATATCGATTATTGGATGGTAGATTGTATACCCAAATTGAAATTAGACTTGATTTATCAGAGTCCTTGTAGTCGGTAGTTTCCCAATAAATTGGATTTCCGTTTACATCGATTATTTCAATTTGTATAGGACTACCATTTTGCAATCGAGTTGGTTTTATCTTAAATGAGTTTTTACCTTCACCAAGATATTCGGGAAACGAAGTAATGCCAAATAACCGAATGCCGATATCAGTTGACACATCGGTAACATTTGTTACTTTGTTTAAGTATTCTTTAGACCGCTTTTTTAGTTCTAATGCCATTAATGCACTCCATCACTTTCTTATATATATGATACTTTAGAGAACCCACGAACTTTATTGATATCAATTATTTGGTCCACCATGTCTCTTGTCTTGTCAATGTGAGATATTGTGATGATAAAATCGAACTGAGTCTTTAAGTAATCAAATAATAAATATAGAGAATTAAAGTTGTCCGTGTCTAATGAACCAAATCCTTCGTCAATAGCGATAAAGTTTGGTCGTGGTAAATTGGATACGTTAATCAACGCAGTTCTAATTGCTATAGATGAAATGAACTTTTCCATACCACTTGTAAGCTCTAATGGCCAAAACTCAGTATCACCATATGCAATATATGAGTTGATATTTTTACCATCAGTATTAAGTAGGATTTCAAAATCAACTATCGGTTGTAAGATGTTGTTAATTTCTATTTCTAACTTTGGTAATACATCTGAGATTAAATTGTATGGAATACCATCACGTTTCACACATTTCAGATAGTACTCATACCCATCAAACTTAGTTTCCATTTCACGAAGTTTATTGATAGACTGGTTAACCATCTCGATTGTCTTTTCGGCTAATTTAATTTCCGAATTGACATTCATAAGTTCATCAGTTACTTCTTTTATTGAATCATCTAATTGACTTCGAGTTACTTTAAAAGATTTTATCTTTTCTATAATCACCTTATTATGAGCTACCGCCTGTTCTTGGTCTTTAGCTTTTTGTAAGGTTCTCTCTAATTCTTTTATTTCAGAATCGTAATCTTTTACTAAGGCAATACATGAGTCGTATAATTTATTTAACCTTACCCATTCCTTATCTAATTTTAAAAGTTCGTCGGAATGGTCATTCCAAAGTTTCAACTCCGTAGTGACATCACACTTACTACGGATGTCCAAAATTTCCAATCGTTTAGTTACTACTTTAGAATAGTCACTCCCTAATGATTTTATCTTTTTTTCTAAAGTATCTGCCTGTTTTGCAAATGGTGTATTTTTGTTTTCAATACAATGATTACACTTATCATCAAATGTCAATGACCCGATACCATCTAAATGTTCTTTAGCATGAATTATCTCAGACTCCAATTTATCTAATTGGGTTCCCATTTCATTAAATTCAGTATCATACAATTTATATTGTATTTCTTTTTCTCTAAGTGAGTTAATGTCAATTTTATCAAGTTTAGATTGAATATCCAATTGTAACGTTTCAATCTTTTTAACTTCTGCTAGATTAAAATTACAATCGGTGGATTGTATATCTCTGATTTTTTGAAGTGACTCCAATTCCAATTGGATTGTTTGTAAATCACGAATGTCTTCAACGGGTTTTAAATTACCCATGTCAAACTCGATTTTAGTATTAACTACATCGCGGTTGGTTTCTAATTTAGATTTTTTATTTTGGTATTTTATTAACGACCCATCAGTTGATGTCAATACTTCTTCCGCCTCAGCTAACTGAGTTGGTAAGTCTTGATTCTTGTAATCTTTTAGAAGAGCTGATAGTTCTCTAATCTCCTCACTTGCAATTTGATACAACCCCTCAAACACATCCATGTCCAAGAATTGAGCAAGAAGCTCTTTACGTTCTTTTTGTGACTTGTCAATAAATCCACTATTATTTGATTGAGTTGACATAGCGGTTAGTACAAAGTCATCATACGTTCCAACATACTCTCTAATGAGTGAGTTGGTGTCCCTACGCTGTTCTCCATTAAGAGACTCTACGACCCCATCTATAATACGATAGAAGTTTGTGTCTACCTTTACAGTACCTCGCTTAGGAGACTTCCTAGCGGCTCTCTCAATTACGTAGTCGACTCCATTAAGTTCAAATATGAATTTACAATCATATGACATCTTTGAGTAATTCAATACATCCTCAGCCTTGGAAGTTCGTGAACATTTATCAAAGATACAAAATGATAAAGCATCCCAAAGGGTTGACTTACCACTTGCGTTTGGTGCAAAGATACCATATGCCCCTTTCATGTTTGTAAAGTCAATAATATTATTAGGACCATACGAAAACATATTTGAAAACTCAAAAGTCTTTGGTATCCATATTGAATTTGTAATTACACGTTGGCTCCCTAACTTCGCATTGATATCAGCATTAATTGATTTAACCACCTCAAGTTGATTTTCGGTGAGATGGTCCGTTTCCATAAGTAAATCTTCTATTAACTTATTTTGAAATGCAACATCACGCACGTTCTGAAGAGTAATCTTACCATGCTCACCTCCATCTTTACGAGTAATAACTTTTTGTATAGTCAGTTCCTCAATTTTCCTACCTTTTTTAAGTTCAGCTATAAGCTTATTTAATTCAGAGGTTTTTGTGTTTTTAACACGAACTCGCATCCTTGGTCGATTGGGAATATGTGAATTTGAAACTACCTTACCATCTTCAATATCAACAGTAACATAACCAAACTCGTTTGGTATAGTTACAAATTTACTTGTTAGGGTTTCCATATCCCACACCAATATACCATGGTCAGGGTATAACGACTCAGCGTGATTTTGCATAATCAAAGAACCTGGATACATAATATTAGAATTACCCAATACAGCGTTGTTGGGTTTGTGAATATCACCCAACAATACTAAATCATACCCATCAAAGTTTGATACGTTTATTTTTTTATTTTCAATAACAAACCCATGGTCGGTTATAATTTTATCAACGGGTCCGTGAAACAATGCAATCTTGTGGTCGCATAATGCGACATCAAGTGGTGATGGGAATCCTGGTGAATCGTCAAACACCGATTGGTGTGTGAATATACAATTAGCAATATGCCACGAGCCACTATCACGGATGTAGTGTAATTTTGGAAGCCTAAGTGCATTAACAATTGGCTGTAACGCATCCATACGAGATGGGTTGCTTAGGTTAGCGTCGTGGTTTCCTGGAATTACAATAGTCGGTAGTAAGTCTGATAGTCGAGAAAAGAACTCTTGTGTTAAATTAACTACCTCAGGTGACATATCTGTTTTTGCGTGAACAATATCACCAGCTACTACAATGATGTCATTTTCCGACATTGTGGATAGAATGTACCCATAAAGTTGGGAAAATACATCACGGTATTCTGAGTGTCGTTTTAGGTTTCTTATATGTACATCGGCTATATGATAAATTTTTCCAATCTTATCAATACCAATGTTAATCTTTTTCACATTTTTCATACACGAAATAGTTGGTACTCCATTAACTTACGTAAATCGAGTGGGGGTGTACCATATATTTTTTCATTAATTTTTTTATACCCCAATTCCGATGGGTCATCATCACCTAAATCTACAAGGTGAGTTTGAATTCCATACGACATAAACTTCTTTGCTAACCCCAATGCATTCTTCAACGCGTCGGAATCTAAACAAATATACAACTTTTTTACTGAATTTCCTATTATTTTCTTTTCTAACTCAGATTGGATTGATTTTCCAAACAATGGTATTGCGTTTCGCCTAATCGCGATAGCATCAAATACACCTTCACATAGTATAATAGGGGTGTCCCAATTAACTAATAAATCAAAACCTATAATATCTTTAGATACTTTTGGATTCTTATGTTTATATTGTGTCTGATAGAATGACCTACCTACGAAGAAGTTTAACTTACCTCGTTCATCATATGATGGGATTATAACTTTATCACGATACTCACCCTCCTCACAATACCCAATATTATATTTTACAATATCCTCAACCCTAAATCCTCTATTTAACAAATAGTGTAAAGCGTGTTTCCTTTTAGTTGAATTGGAGCTCTCATAGAGTGGGTGAAACTCCTTTGGAAGTTGAACCTGTTCTACAACGTCAGATACATCATACTCACTTGAGTATCGGTTTAACTTGTTAAAGATGGAATTATAATCATCCCAGCTTTGTTTAGATACTCGTAGTTTTTTAAAGAGTGACTTAATGGTTTTACCACGTTCATCCGAAATCCAACAATGCCATGGGTTGTCTGCTTTAGAATTAATTCGTATATTAATTTCTAATTTTGGTTTGTAATGGTCAACGAATGGTGAATAAAACGCATAATTATCACCCGATGTTTTCTTAGATTTACCAAGAACGGACTCTAATAATTCAAGTAGTCTTTCTTCCATAACTACTAATATACAACATTATTTTGAATAATCAAAGAAATTAATAGAAGGTTTTTCATCCAACCATTCTTTTGGTATTTCTTTTGTTGCCCATTTGAACCCATTCTTCTCACACCATTGTGCATAAGTTGTTTTTGACCCTTTGTATATTTTACCATTTGGGGACTGTAGAATAAATCGTAAATCCAAGTCGGGATGTTGTTCTTTAATCAGAAGATGCTTTTTTCTGTCTTCGGATAAAAACCATCCTTTGGATTCTATATAGATTCCATTTGGTAATTTAAAATCAGGTTTATAAGTGTGATTCGATGCAGGAATAATATATTGAACTTCGTGTTGTTCATATTCCCCATCGACGCCTTGAGATTGTAATTGTTCGTTAATTTTAGTTTCAAGGCCGGACTTGTGTCCTTTTTGTTTTTGGATATGACTCCAATTTCCGTTTGCCATAACTTTTTAATCTATATCAAATTTTATATTGATTGTAACATCAACATCTTCTCGTTTCTTTAATGGAGAACCTAATTTAGCCAGCGCTAACAATTCACCATTATCATTATATAATCCCACTTGGGTAATGTATGGTCTAAAGTCCGTAGTGGTTACTGCATCTTTTAATTGATACTCACTAAGCTCATTATTTATTCTTACCGATGGATTTGATGAGACGTTGTATTCGTTTTTATTAATCTCACATAAAATAGAAACCTCTTCAACAGTCTTAGTTGCTCTGTAATCAAGTTGAAATGGTTTTGATGTGTAATCCCAATTCCCATTCCCTAAAAAGATATTTTGATATTTAGGGCGTGGGTCCGATACTACAATCATACCATGCTGATAGAAAACATATCCTACTTTATTTGTTTGATAAGCGGAACCACTGTACCAATGGTTGTTACGTAGTGAGCTTCTATTATCTGTTGTTAATTCAGTTTTGTAAATACGTACTTCGTCAAATGAAGCGCTAGTTCCACTAATTGTATTTGAGTTCAAACACCCAACTGATATGTCGTAATTATTTTGTGTGTTTCTTGCAAAGTGTGGAAGTGTGCCTATGGTATTACCATCCACCTCTAATACATAACCGCTTCCACTGTGGTGTATTAGGTAGTGATGCCATGCCCCATCGTTGTATGTTGGTGTTGTAATTATTTCGTTATCAGAGGTAAGCCCATCACTAACAGATAGTTTTACTTTACCATTGTTAGATGTAGATTGGTTATATACTGATAGTTCAAATGGGTAAATTGGGGTTCCTTTTGTTGAATAGGTAACACCATCCCTTGCCTCATCATTGGTATGTTGATATCGTTTTGATATTAAAACATTTTCATTACTATCCGTATATGATTGCGAGCTTGGTAATTTAATCCAAGCAGACACAGCCCATCCCTCAACATTATTTAAGTGTCGAAAATGTGATTTGTGTTTAATAATCAATGATGAATCTATATTAGTAGATACAGCATACCCACTAGCGTCAGTATGTGTTCCAGTCACATTGATACCACTAACTACATTTAAATTTGATGCAATGATAGTATTGTCTCGGTTGGACTTATCGGAGTTAGACTTCCAATTTTTAGAAAGAGTCCCATCTTGAAATCCAAGGTATAACACATTTGAGTCTACACTTGGAAAATGTGAGGTTTGTATATCGTTATCATATAACACCCCATGCATATTGTCTATTTTAGATTCAGTTAAACTTGTGGCAGTAACGTCATATGAATAATCTTGAATAAAGACCGATTTCGGTTTTATCCCCTCACCAAATTTGTTTTGTGGGATTGAAAAGATAGAAGCGGTTGGGTGTAGTAATCTACCATCTTTTTTAAAAAATGTAGAATTTAGACTACCCCATACTACTTTTTGAGGGATGTTATTTAATTCGGTAGTGGCTGCACCGGAGCCTGTCAGAAAAGACTGGCTTCCAATTTGACCAGCCACCGACGTGGACATCTCTAATAAAATACCATTGTCTGATATCCCTCGGAGAATTGACAATTCAAAAGAAGATGAGTAGTTAACATTAGTTACCTCATATCGTTTGTGTGCCTTGAAAGGTCGTGTTACGACACCTTCACCAAAAATCCTTTTAAATACCATACCCATATTGTCATTTTTAGAAATCTAATTTAACCTTAATCAAAATCTCATTAGAGAATGATTTAAGGAGCGGTTTTGATACTTTAGCAATTGCCAAAAGTTCGTTATCATTATTATACAAACCAACTTGTGTAATGTAAGTTTTAGGGTCACCTACAAATGTTTGTTGATTTAATTTACCATTAGACCCCGTAACATACGATGGGTTATTTGAGAAATTGTATTCAGCGTTCTTTGCTCTTATAAAGAAGAATGTTGATTTTACTTCCTCTTCACTTCGTGCTTGAAATCCATTATTAGCATTGGTTACAGCAGCACCACTCAATGCGGTGAATACTTTTCTATGGTTTTGAGCATCTGTATTTGAAGCCCTATTAGTACCTAATGATGCTGATGCGTCTAATGCAGCAGCACCTAACACGATACACCCAAACTGAGGGTATACTTCCCCAAAGATTTGTGTGGTTGAATATACACCATTAAGAAGTGAGCCAGACACTACGCTATATTTATTTAATGTTGAATTTCCCAATTGATTAACATCACCACTATTATCAATTAATCTAAGAGTTTCACCATCTGAACCCGAAAGAACCAATTCCCAATTTCCAGGGTCAAGTTTATCTCTCAGTCTAGCTCGGTTGATTCCAATTATATAAACATCTTCTTGTGCAACATTACCAAATCTGAATGTGGTTTGTGATGCTGGGAGAAGAACTTGTTGGAATTGTGAATATATTGCGTTTGATGGTGAATCTTCGTTTGTTCCTAAAGAACCACTTCCTTTACTGTTACCATATGAAATTGAGAACTGGGGTTCGTTTGTTGAAACCGTTGGGTTCCCATTATAAATTTCATAATAATATTGTTTTTGCGTAGAGGATTGAAATGATGAAGTCCAATATGTTGATAATTCACCAACATTGTTACTCCATAACCCACGTGTAACTCGCTGGCTACTTCCTTCTACAACATCTTCAATTGTAAATGCGGTATATACTTTACCACTCCCATAGTCGTAAGCTCCGGCTGGAATTACTGGAGTGGTATCCATACGGATGTCTTGTGCAGCGATGTCTGATAATGTTGTTTGTGGGGCTGAATTAACTATTGGATTAGTGGGTGTACCACCTCCACCGCTCCCAGCGCTAAATCCACCACCATTACCACCAGACGAATTTTGTTCAAATACAGACATAATTTTTCCTTTTTAATTTTTAAGCAAATGTACGAACATTAACTATCGTAGATTGTGCATCAGTTATTGGGTTAACAGTAATATCAATTTCGAATCTTCCACCAGTCTCATTACCAATGATAATCATTCTTGTAGTGATTGCGGTGTCATTTGGTAGATTGGCGATTGAAGTGAATATGAATTGGTTCTTACCAACAACAGCTTGCGATTGTGATGAATTATAAGAATTAACTTTAACGATTGGTGATACATTACCCGGCACACCTGCGTTACCTTGAATACTACCAGCATCTGAATTTAACAATATAGCGGTATAACCCAAATCAGCATTACCACCATTTTTAGTGTTAATTGTGATTGTTGTTGAGTTAGACGCCTCATTTGTTACAATTGTTGATGGAGATGCTTCAATGTATGGCAATCTCGTTGTTGTCTTTGGTAGTGTTAACAATTTGTATTTCATTGCGTAATTGTCATCCGTGATTGCTTCAATCACCGGCATATTTTCAATTACAATACCATAATAATCAGAACCAAGCGAGTGTGCTGGGTTCCATAGTTCATAATCAACCTCATCATCCGCCAATGCGAATTGAGTGATTTGAAACTTGTCTCTACCTTGTGCTAATAACTCTCTACCTTTTTTGGTGAGAATAGCATCTACTGTTACTGATGAATTATCTAAAAATCCCATGTTGTTTCCTTTTTATACATATAAATATGGTTTTTTATCTTTTTAATTGTTTTTATGTTACAACTACTACTCTAATCTCTAAATCATATAGAGAATAACCTACATTAATTAGTTTGGAAGTATCGTATATTGGGTTTTGTTGTGTACTTACAATATACCCATCCGACTTTCTTACCACGTAAATTCTATCTAACACAACATTCGATGGACCACTAAGTGATGCGTTCGATAGTTTTACATTTTTAACTTCAACACGATTAGTTGGTAACATTTGTCCTTTATTGTGTTGAACCCCATTTAGTATCATTTCAAATGACCCACCTGTAACTCTTGTCAATTTAGACCAATCACCATTCCAATTACTATCATATAAATACACGTTAGTGCCTCCATAAATACTATATAGTGATGACATTATTTTTGCAACACCAAATGGGTCTTTGTTACCCACCATTTGCTGAGTTGGTCTTAATATGGATGGGAGTCGTTTTGGAATGAACCCGACAGGTGATAATGTATTGAACTCACTTGCTTTTAATATAGCAGATTGTTTTGAAGTCTTCTTTTTATTTTTAATGTTTACTGATAAAAGTACATCATCTGGTGTTTTTCGTGGATTTCCACTTGTTGGTGTAAGTTGAGTACTAACCCCGCCATCATTTGGTGTTTGAGTAGAATACACTAATATGTTAGAATCTACTTTTGTAATTTCAACAACAGGACCACCATCAGGCGTATCAGGCGAATCGGTAGTTAATGAGTCAGATGTAATCTTACATCCATTGTAATATAGATTTTCCATAGACAACGCAAGTCGTGTGTCTTGAACTTGAGTAAACACCATTGAGGATGAGCTCGGTAATTTTAAACTTGCTGACAATGCATTGGAGTAAAAGTATTTTGGTACTTGGTATATACTTGACATTCGTGAGTTTAATATTGTAGACCCAGTTGGGGAATATTCCCAATACCCATTTGAAAGAGGTGTGTAATTAGCCCCAGTTACATAAGTAATTAAAGTAGGGTCCCCAATTGTAAATGTAATAGATGCACTTGTGGGTGACTTGTATATTACATCCGATGATACATCTGAACCACTTGTGTTTGGAATGAATGAAGACGTATCAATACGAATTTCAGTATTACTTATTCTTTCTAAGATTGGATAGGTTCTCTCGGCACCATTACCATCATCAAAGACAATACTTCCAGATTGAGCTACATCAGCCGGCCATGACCCAACACTGTATCGGTATACGAGATTCGAAGATACATGGTGTGGATATGATGATGATGACATAAAACTAATTTCAAACGTAGCAGTTCCTGGGTTAACAGTTTGATTAATAGAATGTGGGGTAATGTTTACCCATGCTCCTTCTGGACCTATTTGCGTGAGTTCACCATCAGTTTCATTTCCCGTTGAAAAAATGCTGACATCACCGCCTGGTGTAGTATTTGAAACACATCTTACTTTAGCGTTATTTCCATAAAACTGACTAATGTTAAATGCTGATGACCATGAGGCGTCACTCAGTGCAATCGCTGTGGCGGATGAAGTTAAGGCAACCTTATTTGAAAATGAACCTGTAAGTGATGTATTTGTAATGTCGGTTACAAACCTACTTGATGTGATACCAACCAAAAGTTGTTCGTAACTACCACTAAAATAAAGTGTACCGGATTGACCCGATGCTACTTGTAAATTACTATTTAATTCTAAATGAGTATTAGTAATTCTATTTATAATTGAGTAGGAGGTCCCACCATATACTAAATTATCACTTGCATAATTCCCAATATCAGTTGAAAGAGATGTGGATGATGTTATGAATTCAGACGATAGTGGTAACGCATCAATACTCGATGATAGTGTTGGAATATAATATCTATAAGTTGATGGTGTGAACTCATTTAACGCAATACTTGATGTGTAATCATGTTTTGACGCTATTAATGTTCCACCGACATTTGGAATAATACCCGAATATACGTGTCTACTTATGTTAATATCTTGTGGTCGTCTGTACTTATTTCTTTCCAACGTATGTGGTTCAATCAAAATACCCTTATGCCAGTCAACACGTGCTGGTAATAATTGTTGTATTTGTGACCACACAGACATATCATATCTTGACAACATATCCATAATAATATCTAATGCTGTACCCGTTGTATATTTTTGGAAATAGTTTTTTGCTTTAAATTTAAGTAGTGGATAGCTTTGATTGTATCTACGGTCGGGGTCACCTACCCAATCATCAGCTTCAAAATATCCTTCTGAATTATAGATATCATTATTAACTGCGTCGGTTGTAGAAAAATATGTACCTAATACATTTGAATCATTTGGAGCATAATCATACTCACTAATCTCACGAGATTTATCAGGGTCAAGGTTTCCGTTTAATGAAGAAGATTCAATACGAATTTTATTGTTCATTAAGTTTAGAGCACCCATCGATGGTATCTTTGTGAATTGTGTATCTACCTCACCAACTAAGTCGGATGAGTTAAAGTTTATCAACGAGGCTGATAGTATTAATCCTGTATCAGTAGTTGTAAACCTTTGATTTGGATGTTGTGACCTTATAAAACTTGAGGTGTTTGTAAAGTTAAAGTCCGGCATGATTCTATATGATAACTTATCAAACGACGTGTCAATATCTAAATCTGTAGTATTGTCATCACTAAAGTATGCCTCGCGATTTTTAGCGTGTTCAATTATAATTTCGTTTGAAATCTCATCACGGAAATATCTAATTTCTTGGATACTTGCAGTTTCGTAGTTGTAAATATTACCATCAGTTGTTGGACCCGGAACTTGTATTGTCCCAACGTTTGTGTTCCATATGGAACTAAATGTATTATTAACCGATAATGTTGATGCTTGTGGATTTGCTAATACTGCACCAAAGTCATCTACCCACCCAGCTCTAATTGAAGCGCTTCCTGAATTTAATGCAAATGCTACTTCTCTTCGTTGTTTGTATGGTACATATGATGATGAAATTATATCAGACCCATTGACACTCATCCGTATCCTAGCTTGTTCATTTCCAGAATCATAATCCCAAAAACAATCTACATAGCTACTACCACTTGCCATTCGTAAAATATGATAATGTGCCTTTGGCATCTTACCAATTACTTCTACCGAATTTGGTCTATCGCCATTTATATCATCCCATGGGTTTGAAATGTATTTTGATGGAGACGCTTGTAATTTATAAACAAATCGTTCTTGTTCATAGGTATTGGGGTTTGTTGAAACAGCTGGGCCACCAAATTCACGAATCTTTAAAAATGATTGTGGGATACCATATGTGGATAGAATTGCTTTAATTGAACGAGCCGTACCTTTTGTTTTATACAATAATGGGATGTTATTGACAATTCGTCTCCAGGTCTCATTTACAATCTGCTGTCTAGCTTTAGATTGTAGATTTCCGCTTTGGTATAAAGTACCATCACTTTCGACCCCCAATGCATACTTCCATAGATTCGTATCGGAATATCCATTTGATAACTTCCAACCAAGTGAATCTGCGATTGTTTTTAATAAAGAATCAGACATACCATCATTCGGATGTTCTTCTCTACGATTTATGTCTGTTAATGATTTAATATAGGTCCATTGAATATCAAAGTGTTGACCTACCATATCAATAAATGTAATATACTCTTCATTCCTCACATCTTCTTGTAGATGGATAGGAATCATCTTACGGAGCGCCGCATCATTAAATGCGTCGTATAACGAGGCTGACTCATATACACCAGCATACCAACCAGTACCTTGAGAGGTCGTGGTTCCATATAGAATATGTGGAAATGTTGATGATTTTGGGTATGGTTCTATTGTAAATGCTGATGAGGACCAATGTGTGTATTGGTTAGCGTCGGTATTGTAATATAGGTAATTTTCAAATTCATCAAATCCACCAATCACTTTGTCTCTACGATTTAATGATTGTGATATATTTGTTATTGCTTCAGAGCCAGTTACTGTTTCTAATAAGTCGATTCGTGAATTATATGATTCAATTTGTTGAAGTTTATATACAAAGTTATCAACTCGTTCAGTAGCTGTTGAGAAGTGTATAAAGTTTTTAAAGTCGGAGTAGTCTATATTTAATTTAGCATTACCCAGCGACCCACTAAAATAGTAATTAACTAATTGTTGTGATGTAGTTGCGTTTACATCTAATAAACTATTCCAAGTTTCAAAGTTTGTAGATGAGGCGCCAGCCTGGTCGGACATATCCAATGAATAGTTTGGTTCCGAAAAGTCAGGTCTATTATCTCTGGCTGTACTTGGGAATGCAATTATTTTTTCAATATATGATTTAGATATTCTACCATCTAATGTTAGTGAAGCCCCAATCCCATATATAGAATTAAGAGGTGAGTCTAACTTTACAATCAATTGGCTAACATACCCATTGATGTCAAAATCAAAACTATTATACTCTAATCGTAAAAAATCAGGCCATACATATCCGTTTGTCATAACAGGTATACTACCATGGACACCTACTCTATAGCCGAGGTAACCATCGTATATACTTTCACGTTCGTTGGTGGGTACATAGAAAGGAACAGTAGTTAAGCTATCATATTGAATCACCCACAAAATTGGAACCAATTCATTCACATCTTCGGGATATATGTCACCCAGCCCAAATAGCTTGTCACCCGCTTGCCATATTAATTTTGATTCACCACGACTTGTTTTATTTCGTTTAAGTAAATATCTACGAGCTCGGCCAGTAGATTTACCTGCATTAAGAGCGGGTTGTCCTAAAGCGGGCGTGTATACCTCGACCATGGTACCCCATGAGTCGAGTGACATAAATTTGTTTGCATCTACAGGTATGAATGTGGTAGCGATTCCATTAAGAACAGCAGTTGGGTATGATAGTAACTCTCTGTATTCACCAGTACGTTCACCTGCAACAAGTGTATTTATGATGTTTGCTAAGTTGTTTTCTCCAAAATTTAATACTAAATCTTTTTTAACCCCAGCATACGCTATGGAGTTTAGAGTTGAATTGTCTTTTAATATTTCACGTAAATTTTCAAATGTTCCCGGAATATTTGATGATAACACTACTTCAGTTCTATCTGAAGATATTTCAGATATCCTACATGACTCCACAAGTTTATGTAAGAAATTATAGTTTAAAGAATAAACCCCTTGTTCGTACCCAAGCTCTCTTAAATCAGATTCGGGGTTTATGATAAGTTTGGGTTGACCTTGTATAGTATATTTTATAGGAGAGTTATAACTTGACTTTAACAAGTTATCAGAACTATACACATGAATTTCTTTAGAGGTTGGTACTGATATGCCACCAAGATATTGCCCTTTAACATCATATTGAGTTAATGGGTATTGTGTTGTTTGCACAACCTGGTTTACCTGTAATGAAAAGTCTTCACCATAGGTAGGAGTATTCCCCATTACAACTTCGTTATTATAATATCTTTTCAATGACATGATTATGTGCCTTCTTGGTTATTTACATCCATTAGGTTAGTTTGCATTTGCAGGGTCGTTTTCGGACTCAGCACGAGTGATTTGTGCACCCATAACTATAGATGGATTAGGTATTTTATAATTGGCCAAATTTGGGTCTTGTAGTTCAGCGATATTAATATCAACATTTGCGTTGAATGAACTTTCTATATACTTAGTGACCATTACATTATCTACTCCAATTTCAACATCACCATATTGAAGTGAATTGTTAGTTGAATCAAATACACCTTCAATTTCATAGGATACAATTTGTCCCCTACCATTTCTCTTTACTTCTCTTTTATTAATGTCTGCCATTATCTAACCACTTTAAAATAGAAATTATCATCATAATATTTTGTAGTTCCAGTTAGGTCTACTCTAAATATAAATTTATAGAATCGTTCTGGTTGTAATCCATTGAACCAAAAATTAAAATAGTTAGATGTTGAGTCACAACTTATTTTGGTGTACGATGTATCAAATGGTATAATCACTTGTTCGGTTTCAGCATCAACTACCGAATAATATGAGGTAGTTGGAAGATAGTTTACATCTTTAATTAAATTCGATACGAATGTTCTTGCCGGATATCGGTTTCTTCCAAAAACACGAACTCGGGCTTTAGAAGTTTCTTTATATTCAGTAGCAAGATTTTTAACATATAAGATAATATCATCTGATGCTATTGGGGTAAGCGACCCAGTACTCCATGACGTGTCATCCCATCGAATCTCAAGTGTTGGTGGGTAGATTGTATGAGTGTCTGATGAGAAAAACTTAATTGAGCCGAATTTGGTGTTTGATAACTCATCTTCATTTGATTTTTTTACAATAAACCCATTATTAAGACGAGTGTCATTTAACCATTCATTTACATAATCAGTTACCTCTACGTTTAAGTTATTGGTATATTTTGTGAATGGCTGATAATAATGGTTACCACTTGTGAATGATGAAGTATACCAAGTACCACCACCAGTATTTGTTACCCAACGTGCGTCATATTTGTAGTCGTTATATAGTGCCGAATTTTTTTCATGGTCGGTTGATTCTAATTTAAAATTATCAAATGACCCACTATAGTTACCACTACCACTTCCAAAAAATGACCATCTAAATAAATATTCACCCTCTTCTCTAGCTTGGAAATTTATTGTTTGTGATTGACTTGATGTAATATATTGGGTATATCCATTTAGGTCAGTAGTATCCACCATTCTACCAGTCGGAGTTTGTATTGTAAATGAAATGCCAAGCGGAGACCCATACGCATCTAATGATGGGTAGTTTCCTGAGTCTAAATCAAAACTAGCGGTATAGTGTTTATTTTCTTGTAGTATGTGTTTTCTATTTAACGTAGCACCAGAAAAGTTTGATGATGTTAATACTAATTCATAGTTTTTCGTTTCAGCAGAGCCCGAAACTCCATCTATATTTGAGATACCTTCATTTATAAAATAGGTATTTGGTAAACTTGATAAGTTTGATGAAAATTGGTCATATACAAGTGTAGTCTCACCAACTACTGAATATAAGTAAAAATTATCAATAGACCCGGCTGAACCATTTGTTCCATTGTTATCAAAGAATGTAAATTGTAATTTATGTACACCTGTGAAACTTGATGTGAATGCCATCTTGTAAGTGGCTGTACTTACTAATGATTCTTGAAAGTTTACGATAAGGTCATTCATTAGATACCCATCAGGATTAACAACATTAAAGTCAACACCTGATAAACTTCCTCTATTGAAATCAAATTCAACATTGTATATCTCACCATTTTGTAATGAAGCGGATAAATTTGCGGTACCACCACCATAGTTAGATGCTGATAAGATTAATTTACCATCTGATACTGATAACGATGGTGACTCACCACGTGTACCTTTAATTTGTTCTACTAATTCAAACCCACCTACTGACGCTGCAAAGTCATAATATGCATCTAACGATGGAATTGAATCGGGATTCAATGGTTTACCTTCTGTTGAATTTACAGTATCCCATGTATCGTTTGATATATTTCTATATACCCAACTTACATCATTTGTATTATGTGGTGTATTTGATTCAGACCCAACTCCCTCAGTCCAAGACTCTTTTAATGGAAACACATATAAATCATAATCTGATTGTATTTCGCTATTCTCAACATTCTCCAATCTCAAACGATATTGTGGTGATGTAATATCCCCATTGACAATTGATTGTGATATTGAAGTAATATCAAATTCAATAACCGCTCTACTGTTTCCTAATAAGGTAGTATTATCAGTAACATCATAAAACTTACCAACTTCAAGGATTTCATCCTTGCCAGTATTTTGCATCCTACGAGATGTATCTTCGTAAATGGTTGCGTCTTTTTTTGGATATATTCTATAAATCATTGTTACCTCTTAAAATAATGATACTACTCTACCTCTGATATCAGTATCAGGATATTTTACTTCAAAAATAGTTGGGTCTTTTGGTGGGTATACGATACCATCACGAGTTGCGCCAACAATATTATATTTATTTGATGAATAGTTACCACTATGCTTGTTTATAATATGTAACCCACCTTCACCATTTGAATCAGGACGAACTACACTTTGAACGCCAGCTACACCATCTAACATAATATAAATATCCGTTAATGTAATAGGTCGGTTGATTTGCATTCTATCATTCTTGAAGTACTCTTTTAATACGTTAATACATTTTAAAAGAACCTCATTTGAGTTATAGTTTGGAAGTACGATGATTTCAAAATCAACTCCAATGTTAACAATGTATGCATTTTTTATATTTACAGCATCTGTTAAAACTCGATAGTATGACAAATAATTTTGTAGATTTTGTTTTGTAGCATTGTTTAGATTTTGGAACTTACCATCACTATCATAGCCTGCAACATAGAAATTAATAGCCAATTGGTTTGGAGTGGCATCAATACCATCATCTAATAAAGTTTTGATTTGCCAATCTGGAGCAGCATATGCTTTAGCAACCGAACCAAATTGTGGTGGAAGTGCGTATGCTCTTAGTAAGTAATCTTCTTTAGTTACTGCTCTATTTTGTGCTCTGAAGTAAGCCATTGCATTGTTGCGAACCTCGTCAATTTCCTCTTCATATTTAGCGCCACCAGCAGCTGTTTCATTTGTTACAGCAATTGAATTTACTACAACATTATACACACTGGTTACTAAATTTAAAGAAGGATTCTCTATAACTCGTTCAACTATAGTTGTTAAATCTTGTGATGTTACATTATCAATAACACCATTACCAACACGATACGTAACAGTCAATGTGGTGTTAGATGGTGCGACTCCATATGTTTTTGAATACATAAAGTTTGATGGGTCGATACCTTGGTCAAGGTCAGCTCTATTTCCATATAAAGCGTCACCAACATTTGTTGGGTTTGGTAGAATTTCTTCATCAGAGTTCTGAGATATCCCAGCCCCAAACTGAATATCGATTTTACCTTCATCAGAAACTCGTGTTATAAATCTCTTTGGAACTCTTTTTAGTTTTAGTAATGATGGGGTCTCATTTGCATATGCCGCCATTGCTAAAGAGTAGTCAGTTGTATTTGGTAATTCCTCAAACACAGTATCTTGTGCAAGGTAATCTACTTTAGTCCAGACATCACCATCGTCATCTGTAATTGAAATAACATCAATCAACCCATCAACATCTTCCAATCGAATCTTGTCATATGGCTTTGGTGTTGTAAATGTGAATGTTTGTGTTTTTTGTTTACCACTAACAGCTTTAACTTGCTTTTTTAGTAAGTAATATACAGGCTCATTTGTATCTGGGTCTATTTCATATACACTAATATCAGTTGGGTCAAATGATGATGAATATGCGAATCTTACTTTATTGATTGTTGAGAACTCAACATTGGTATTTGATACAGCACTTGCAATCATACCTTCTTTTATGGTGAGCGCATAATCCCAATTAGGACTAACGTCGTCGCCAAATCCCTTTGATGGTATGATTTGGTACATCGTTAAGTTTGTTGTAGCGGGAACAAATAATTTCGGTTTGTATCCAAGCGATTGTGCGATTGTAAATACATTTGACTTCTCTTGTGCTTGCTCAAGAATTGATTCTCTTAATTGAACATCTGTATAATAGGAAAGTACATCACCTACATACGATGCCATTTCCATAAACATCATCCCCGGAGATGATTCGTTAAAATCATTGAAGGTTTGTGGAAAATAGTTTTTTGTAAAATCAATAAGATTTTGGCGGATATCCCCAAAATCCTTCCCTATTAGATTTACATTTTTTTTAACTTTGTCTGCCATTATTATCCCTTATACGATAGATACGTTTCCTTGTTCGGTTATCTTAATAACTATAGGAGTGTTTGCACCATTCTCCGTAACCTGAACAGATAATGTTATATTGATTCTATTATAGTCATCTTCTTGGTTAACTGTCAGTTCATTGATAATGATATATGGTAACCAAAACCTAATATCATTTGTTAAAGTTTCTTTTAATTTGTTAGATGTACCAAGGTCCATTTGTTCAAATAATAAAGAATATATATCCGTACCAAATAAAGGTTGAAATGGTCGTTCTCCCTTTCTTGTCAATAGTAGATTTTTTAAATTTGAAATAGCTTGCTCTTCTGTTGTATATGATAATTTAAACATTGGAGAACCACCCAATGGTAACATAACACCAATTGCTACATTTCTTTTAAGGTCTAACGGATGTATTTTATATTCTTTTCTTTGAGCCATTATTTACCTTTCTTCGCATTGATGGTTTTCATCAATGAAGAATAGTCTCTTGTTAGTGCGTTTACTACAGCAGTACCAGCCTCAGTTTGTTGTAATTGTTCTATCGGTAAAGATTTACCATCTATACTTTGTAAAGTATTTGGCTGTTGGCCAACAGAACCGCCCCATGCAGCAGCAGCGTTGGTTCCAAACGAACCACCATTACCATTAATACTTCTCCACTCACCTCTATCAGCAGTTTCATTTAAAAGGTCTGCGAATCCAGTTGATTTAAAAACTTGTTTTTTAGGTAATTTGGTTTGCTCAAAAATATGGTCAATATCCAATGGGTCTTTTTCAACTTGAGTTGGTTGAGATTTGGCGGATGCTGATTTAATCTCTTTAAGGATAGATTCACGAATGGCTTTCTTTTGTTTTACCATTTCTTTCTTAATCTCTTCCTTAACGATAATTTGAATAGCTTTTATTATTTTAGTCGTGTCCATAGTAATAAATATGTTTATATATAATTATTGTTTCATTAATGTTAACTGAGTTTTTACCTGAGTTATCGTAGATAATAGTTGAGGTCCTGCCGTAGTAAGACTTGCAACTGGAACAGTTGCTACAGTAGCTGCGGTTATGGCAGGTGCTAATTGTAATAGTGCATCAGTTATCGATTCCAACTGACTGAATATCACATCCATATCAGCTTTCCAATTTGTAGTTGATACATTTACTGATTTCTTACCGCTAATAAGTACTGAGTCTGTTTTTGAGTTTAATACAATTCTATCAGAGTTTAATATTATCTGAGGTTTATTGTATTGAGATGCTGGAGTTACACCTAATGTAAATTTGTTGGATGAGGTAAGACCTATCTTCTGAGTAGACCCTAACCATATGGATGCCTCATCTTTATTAATGTCTTCAATTACAATCTTATTGTATCCAGCAGAATCTCCAGCGCCATTTCTAATTATTGTAATTGGTGACTGAGGTGTGGTTGAGGTCCAAGATGGTTCCTTTGATGATGGCGATACTTTATTATCACCTGATGTAGTACCTTGTGGTGTATATCCAAATCTAATGGATTGACCAAACCTACCCTCAAATATAACATCACCAAGAAAAGGTTGAATTTGAGATATAGAGGGTGACTCATCAAACCCAATACCAAAGTTTACAGAGCTATCGCCCGCACTAACAGATGGTACTCCTGCCGATGCTTGGGATATACCACTACTATTTCCATTTGATGATAACTCGGTGAATGCTTGTAATGCGTTATGATTTATGTTTCGGTGTATACCAATGGGTGTTAGGTAATAATACTTATCACCATTACCGGTACCAGAGGAAGTGTCCGCTGGCCCTTTAACTAAATATACCATTTCGCCAAGAACTGGTATATTTTTAATATGCATATTTAATGGGGAACACTTAATTAGATTTCGTGACTTCCCAATTACCGATACCCATATTGTATTTACAGCATCGGCTTCATCGTTTAAATTTATTGATTCAACTACACCGCTAATCATTCATCGTCTCCATCTTTGGGTAGGTCTTTTTCAACCTCATCAATAGCATCCATTAATTGACGTTTTTCGTCTTCTGATAATACAAATCCACCTGATTCTGCTGAAGCGTTATCTTTCATCATTCTCTGAACAATAGCCGCAAGTTTGATTAGTGCGTCATCATTTCTAACTGAAATGTCCAAATACTCTTTGATAAGTGGAACTACAGCAGCAGCTTGGTCTATAGTTTTTACCATAGGCTCAAGCTGCGCAATCAATAATTTAATTTGTCGGTCTTTCTTTTTTTGATTAGAATAGATGTCCGACATTAAATCAGAGAACGATTTACCTTTAAATATTTCTTCGTCTTTGGTCATTTAAACTCCTGTAATCGATGCGTTATAGATAATGATGTGCTATTACAATAGTCCGTATACAAGTTACCATATATTATTTTCATACGATTAACAACTTTTGTTATGTATTGTGTCTGAACTCCAGTTCGTTCTCTAATAAGTATATAGAGAGCTTTTTTGTTGTATGAATATAAATTGTTTCGTGTTCTGAATATTTCAGTTAAAGCATCTGCTATTTTTCTATCACGGTCTTTATCAAACAAATCAAATATATTATAATCTAAATATGTTACGAAATAGTCCATGAAGTCTTTTTGCATTTCATAGTGTTTCTCATCCCAAATTTCATTTGTAATATTTCGTTGTAGGTCAATCTTATCAGTATCATCACGTGTTTTCATACGAGCGTAATTGGCGTTATTTTCATTGAATAACCAATTTCGTGCGATAACTGTAAAGTATGAGAATGCTCTTCCGTTCTCACCTTTAAACTTGTGAATCTTTTCATTTAAGAATGAGACAACATTTGCTTTTACATCCTCATATGGTACATCAAAGTAATACGTCTTATAAGTGTGAATTACATTCTCTGCTAGTTTGTCAAATGGGTAATGAATAAATCGGTTGTAGATTTTATTCTTTAATCGTGGGTCATCACATCCATTATATGCGTTGATTGCGATTTCCGTTATAGATGTAAAATACCTTTTACTTCGTTTCTTCGATTTCGGTCTCCCCATAATATTTCTCTAAATTTGATATAATTTCATACATTTGTTTAAAAACTTCACCAGTTTCGTCGTCAGCTTCAAATGAACCAATTCGGTCAATGTCTTTCATACGAGTCATAGCGGTATCTACCCTTGAAGCAGTATCTCCTATAATCTGTTCTTGTTCTAAAATAACATCTTCAAATGCTTCAATTTTACGAAGAAGATTATATGTTGTGTATCCTAATATCAATGTTACAACTGATAATATTACTATAGTTAGTATCATAATTAATCCTCTACAATATCTTTAAATGCGTCAAACACATTTGGAGCAGCCCCATTACGTTCAAACGCATCTGCTAATTTAGCTTTAGTATCAGGTCTACCATTTGGGTTACGAGTTGACTTTACAGGGGTTAACTGAGTCATCCATCGTTCGTTTTCAAATCGTGCCGCAAATAAGTCCGCTGTGTGCATTACAAATGGTATGGATGTTTTTAATGCATCATCCTTGTTATACTTAATGAAATACTCTTTATTGTTTTCATCATACAACCCATCAGTAAGTTTAATACCAATCCATTCTTCTTGAGTACATTGAATACCAAAGTAATTTAATAGATAGAACGTTCTGTCGTTTAGATTCATCCAATGAATTTTAGGATTGGTCTTGTAAATTTTACCCTGATTCTTTACGTGCCAATCCGAATCGTTCTTAATATAGTAATCTAATTCAGGCGTACCCAACTTACCAAGGTCGTGGTGAAGTGCTGTGAATATTAAACTCTCTATACTATAATCACCAACTCCACCTAATTCAGAGTACAGGTCATATACTTTAAGAGCGTTATGAGTTACACGAAGTACGTGGTCAACGTATCCACCTGGAAACGCATTGTGATAGTGTTCAACAGATGAGGCTGGTGTATAAATTATACGTTCCTCAAAATGGTCGTACATTTTGTTTAGAGAGTCAAGCCGTTCGCCTGTAAAAGTTTCGTTGATTAACTTACGAAACTTTTCATAGTTTTCTAAAAGTTCTTCAGCAGTAAAGAAATTTTCCATTTTATATTATTTTAAATTATTTTATCGATTAGTCCCAACTCAAGGGCTTTTTCAGCTGACATGAAATAATCAGATGACGAGATACTTTCCCAATACGCTTTATCCATTTTAGAATTGTCAGCCATTAATTGATTACAGTCGTGTTCTAACTCTTCAGAGAATTTTGCGTTTGATTTTACATCACTCAATTTACCCACAACAATGGTCGACATCTGATGTACCATAATTTTGGAATGTTTACTTGCGGCTCTCGTTCCAGTACCACACGTTAATAATAAAGCAGCAGCGGACATAGCCATCCCACGTACAATGATATTAAATTTAATACCTTGTTCTTCTTGCGACTTCATAAAGTCAATCAAACCAAGACATTCAATCACATCCCCCCCCGGTGAGTTAAGAAGGATATTAATATGGTCAATATTACCATTAATTTTTTTGAGTAATCTGACTTTAGCTATAACATCAAATATAAGACCCGATTCAATTTCATCTTGAATTAAAATTACGTTATCAGTAGTGTCAATTCCATAATCAAATTCACGATAATATTTACGATGAATATCTTCAAGGTGTTCATTATCTTCTTGTTCGTAATTTACCCCTATAGTACCAGTGGTAGTTGTGTATAGCTCATCCATATTGTTTATAATTCTTTATTATTTAAATCAAATATACGAAAAATAATTCAAATATCCAAATTTATTAACTTCTTTTTAGTACATCCGTGTAGGTATGTTTTTGTTTACGTTTCTCTCCATATAACAATCTAGCAGCATCTTCATCAGTTGGGATAAATGTTATTTTTTCTTTTTTTGGAGTTTCTTTTTTTGGAGCTTCTGTTTGAGGGCTAACTTCCTTGCTGTCAGTCGATTTAGTTTGTTTTTCATTTGCCGTTCCGACCTCTCCCAACTCGACTTGGAGTTTAGATACTTTTCGTTTAGTCGTTTCATTATTGGTATCCCAATCAGAAACCCCATGGCCGCTATCGTTACCATTAGTGTTATTAATGTCAAAATTAAGTCTGAGTTCATCATCTTCCTTTTTAGTTTTAGTTGTTAATTTATTTAATGCAATTACCATTGAAAGTGCCAATGGGTCAAATACGAATACAATTAAAAGGGTGAACCAATTTACAATAGTATTCATAGGTTTGCCGGTTATTTCCGACATATAACGAAGCGGCCCTACTTCAGCGGCTACTTCGTTATTAGTTTCCAAGTCTAAAACTTGAAGTTCTAATTTTGTGATTGAATCGGTTAGTGATTCTATTTTTATTGATATAACATCCCGTTGACTTACAGCCGATGATACTTGACTCTCAAGCGACTTCCGTTGTGATGATGACGTGGTGGTAATCAGATTACCTTTAGTGTCTGTATACTGAACTTTGTTATTGGATAACCCATTACGAAGTGATGTTATAGATTCAGTTAATTTACTTTTCTCATCATTATAATAAGTTAGTTGTTCTTCAAATCTACCTTTTTTTAATTCAATGACCTCAGTTTGTTTTGAAACAACCCCCAATTTGTCAGCGGTGGTTTGATATGCTGATGTCAAAAATCCATAGATACCGGCTGATGTAATTACCATAAGGACCGCCACTGCCATAGTTAAATACCACTTCATCCACCCAGCTTTATTCCAGTGGTTGTGTAAATACGAAGCAATAATAAGTTTGGAAAATTCCAAAGCACCTGCCATTATGATAACTTCATTTCTGGCTCCAGCAAATAGTGAGCTTAATCCAATCACCGAATAATAAGCAGCAGAACCTGCTAATGCAAGGGTGCTAATAATCATCAGTAAAATAAATCCATTTTGTTTGTTGATAAGTTTTTTCATTTTTCTCCGTTATTCTTACGTTTATTAACTTCTGGAATTGTACTTATATAAACAAAGTTTAAATCTAAAGCTTTAAGCAAGTAAGCAACTTGTTAAGAATAAATATCAAGCAAACTTATTATTAATAATATTAACAAGCATTCCCCATATTATGCCCTATTGGGTGTTTACTAAATTTGGAAATGTAATCTAATACTGTTAACTCTTTCATCTTAGCTTCGATATCAATGTCAAGGTTATGACCATATGTGTTGATTTCGGAATATATAAAGTCTGAGTGTGCTTGTGGTTTAACACCTACCTCTTCTAACGTTCTTGATTCAGAATAATGTACAAGTGGTTTAACATCACCCCAAGTAGACATTGCTAATTCAAGTGACTCTTGTTCGGTCAGTCCGCCTGTATTAAATGAGTGGTGGTGATAATCAAATACAATGGGTATACCAATCCGTTCGTGAATATACATTAAATCTTTTACAGAATACATCGATGCTTTATCATCATTCTCTACAGTCAGCCGGAGTCTAACTGATTCGGGTAATTTTTCAAAGTTTTTACAAAACCTATCCATAGCAGATTGCTTATCACCATATACACCATTGCAATGGATGTTAATAAGGTTGTAGGCGGTTCTTTCTAATCCCATAAGGTCAAAGTGTTCTCCATGTGTAGAAAGGTCTCTAATCGTATTCTTAACAACATTCTCATTAGGAGATACTAATACATTGAATGGTCCGGGATGTGATGTTATTCGTTGACCATAATTCTTAGCCAAATGGCCGGCTCCATTAAGTAATAATGAAAACTTATTATATTCAGGCATATCCTTTAATTGAAATTCACTTGACCATGGAACTAAATCAGAACTCATACGGAAGAGTTTAAAGCCATTTTGATGATTCCACTTGATAATCTCTATTAAATCCCTAGCATTCAATACAGCGAGGTCTGAGGACCTACTGATACCCTCATTAAGGAAGGTACGTTTAATCATACCACGATTAGTAGTAATTTTCTTTTTGCTCAATGTCATATTGATGCAACAATAACCTAAATTTGTCATAACTTATATTTTATATTTAAAGATAATAAAAAAAGGGGGACTAAACAAGCCCCCCATGTTAAATAATTGTTAAATTTCTTCCCAATCGATATCCGTAACTTTTCTACAAAAGTAATACCACCCATCCTTACGTAGAACTGTATCAGCATCTAAGTGTACTTTCCATGTTTCTACAATTGGATTATGAGACTCTCGTACTTTTCGTAACACAAGAAATATAGTGTCATTATAATTTATCGATTCGTATCTAATCATTACTTAACGTTAACATCAATTCGCTTAGCCTTTCGGTCTTCATATCTCGGAATAGTAATCGAAAGGATTCCATCTTTAGCAATCGCTTCCGTGAGATTGACATCAAACGCATTGTGGATTTTATATCGTTTATGAAATGCGCGGTGTTCTTTTTCTGCCTTAATTTCCAAAACTCGGTCTTCTACACAAACTTGAATATCCTTATTAGATAAACCAGGAACTTCAAATTCCATAGTTAATATATCATCTTTTAAGTATGTAGTTTTATCAGAAATTTGGTGGTTATCCCATCCACCAGAAACCATGTCTGACATCATGGTGTGAAATGTTGAATCAAATAGTGTCATATATTACCCTTTTTAATGTTAATGTTCCTTTAATAGGACAAAATACACACCAAATGTGTATTATATGACACTTTATCATATATTTTATGACAATATGTCAGTTTACCGAGCGGGGTAAAGTGGTGCCTACGTATTTATATATACGAGTGTTACCTTTTGTTTGCTGATGTATCAATATATACCCATCCATCATAAACATTAAAATAGTTCTATCAAGTACGTCGGATTTAGAACAGGTAATAGTAAAATGTGAATCGGTAATTAATACCTCTACATCAACACGTTGAGTATGTGGCGTCTCGGATTCAAAATCAAAATCAAAGTCATCATCAGTTATATCTGTATTATCATGATTAAAGAAATCAAACATATATTCAAGTTTGTCTTCATCGTGTAACGACATAAAGAAACTATACTCAGATTCATCCCAAGCCCAATCCTCATCCTCATACATAATATAAATCTCCTTTATAATAAGTATTTACCGATGGAACTATTCATGTTATTTAAATAAATTAAACCTGATTTAGATATAGCTGTGTTATTTGATTTAACATATTCCATACAAATTTCGATGAAATGTCTTTCAAATAATTGAGTATCTGTAAACTTCCAAAATAAAGATGTCAACTTATCCATCATATGCCGCTTATAAATATCATCTACTACTATATCTGACCACAAATAATTGTCGTGTAATTTAGTTTTAACAATGGTATAGTAGGGGTCTCTCCTTTCACGAATGATTGCGTCAACCCCACTACTCAAATAATCGGAAATCTCAGAATGAGTATCAACCTTTGTATCAAACAATCGTTTGAATAAATCCGAATCAGCCAAAATTATTTAATTAAAGAATACCTAATCGGTATCTCTTTTGAGAAGATTGAATAGCTTCGTGTAAAGTATTCATAATCTTATCACATTCAGCTTTAGTCAAATCAATTTCAGTATCCCCAATGATTAATGTTCCCAAACTTGTTGCGTTTTTGATTGGGTAATCGTCAGGAGTTAAATCTTGATTGAATGCAAAATCAATTGTAGTCCATTTCGTACCATAAGCTTTATCTAATCGAGGTACTTCTGAATCTGATGTACCGAATGAGTTATTTACATAACCTCGGTGTGTCTTGTTGTGTTGTTTCATAACGATTGTATTATTATTTATAATAAATATAGAAACAAAACTAATTAAGTATTCTTTTTACGATTTCTTCGTGAAACTCGGTCAAATTTTTTCTCGTTAAATGCCATATCGTATTTCATAGGATGTGTACGATTAATATTTTGTTCAAACCGAACTGATTCAGCAGCCCATTTCCATGCATCAAGTAAGTTAGATTGTGGAGGAATCAACAATTCTTCACCGACTATTGAACCTTTACCATCTGATATATAATACTTCCCTTCCCGTGACAATTGAGTTGCGGCATTAGGGTGTTTTTTATAAACCTTATTCTGAAGTCGGTTCAGAATCATCTTGGGTGTTATTTCTTTTTTCATTTTTTAATGTTTTAGTAAGTCCTCTTACAATATGACAATCAGATAAAATTTTATTAACAGAACATTCATCAACTGTTTTTCCATTTTCTAAAATAACAGAGTAAACTAATCCTCGTTTAAGTCTTGTTCGTGAAGAAACAACACCCACTCGGTGGGTGCCGTTTAATTTCACTACAACTTGGTGTCCAATATCAAATGTCATCAAATAACCTTAACAATTTTTGTCTCAACAACAGCAGTTACTTCAAATTCAAGGTTTGACCCATCGAACTCTCCAAACACCTTTACCTCAGCATCAGTAACTGACACAGCATCTACAAGATATTGTTCAACTACTTTTTTTACTCGACCTTTGTCATCTTCATGATGAACGTTAACTTTAGCAATGTAATACGCCATAATTTAATTTATTTTAGATTTGATTTTAGATTTGATTAAACTCTTCGATATAATTAGTACCCAACATTTGAATCAATTCAAACTCATCGACAAGTTTGTATTGACCATTTGGACTCCCCTCATGGTAGTCCTCAAAGATGGTGTGATAGAATTGAATCCATTCTTTACCATCATGTTGTTTCCCAGCAGGTAGTACAAGTATCCCATAGTTACCACCATGGTCTTGATATCTACTTGCGGTAATTGATTGTTCTTTGTGTGTCATTTATTTAAATTATTTTTAAAATACGGGTCTTTTATGTTATTATTAACGAGTATTTGAAGTTCGTAAATGTAGTCAACTGAATCGCCATCGCCAATCAACACATCAGCTGATGCGTAGTTCTTGACAACCCATTCAACACTATGGTCGTATACCATTTGTTGTAATATGTGTTTAGCCGGTAAATGTCTTTTATTAAATCCCATATTAATCAAACCATTGTGAACGGTGTGTCTTTACATTCTTAACACCAATTCGTTTTAACATTTCATGTTTCTTTTCTTTCCACTCAATAGACTCGTCTTCGTCAAATGTAGACATCTCGTTTTCCTTACCTAACTTCTTAATTCGTTTTAAATCATCCAAGGTAACCTCCTTATTTCGAAGACCCATATCAGCCGCACTAAATTGTTTAAGGTGATGTGTGTCTAATGGTTTTGTGAATTGTTTTAAGTAATCAGCTTTAGCATCTAAATACTCAAATAAATTATCATCAGACAACAATTCAAGTTGGTCATCGGTTAATTCGTTAGTAGGGTCAAATATCATCAATACAAATATACAACATTAATTTTAAATATCCAAGCCTCTTCTACGCATTTTTTCATGACAATAGAAATCGTAAAGTTCTTCTAAGTCCATTGGGGGTTGTTTCATCATATCATCCCAAAGGTCAAATCCAAACTGCTTTTCAAGTTCACTTCGTAATTCCTTTAATAATCCAAACTCATGTTTATGAGCAGTCTCATACAATTTCATAGCACGGATATTATCCATACGAGATGCCACACGGGCCATTGTATAAGTTCCGGTTTCTTTCATTGTATTTTCGAAGGTGAAGGCGGCTCGTTTCCGAACCACCTCTGCTTCATTAAAATAATTAGAGTAATCGAAGTCTTTATTTTGTATCTTGTCAAACAAATGTGCTTTTGAAGATAATCGTTTATTTTTAATATGTGAGGTCCACCATTGGAACGGATTGTATGCCATAATTAAAATGGATTAGAAATATCATCAGCCTCAATATTGAATAGGTTTTCATCAGCAGGTCGGTCACCTAAAAACTTCTGAATATATTGTTTCATATAAACTCGTTCTGATTGAGCACCACCACTTTGGTCAAACAATGGATAAATAGTAATCTCAGCAGCGTCAGCGAGTGAGAATCCATCGTAAAGAAGAGACCCAATCTCGACAGCAGTACGAGTTGAAAGTGAGTTGGTTAACTTAGGTGAGTCTGACATAACATCTGCACGAGTCATAGAAGTAATCTCACCAACAGCTTTTAGTTGAGTCTCATCCACAGATGGGTACATCATTTGAAGTAAAGAGAATTCCTCTTCACTTGTCAACGTATCCATCTCAATGAATTGGAATCGGTCAATGATAGCCCGGTCAAGTTGACGAGTGGCTGTGTATTCATTACCGATGTTAGCCGAAGCAATGAAAGAAACACCATCGGCGACCTTGATAACAGGAGCATCAGCAGCCTCATCTAATCGTAGGTATCGTTGACCTTGGTCAAGAACTGACATCAGTATATTGTGAGCTTCAGGGTGAGCCCGTGAAATCTCATCAAGAACAATTACAGTATTAGGAGTCTGAATAGCCTTCACAAATGGTGAGGGATTAAACACCGTACCCTTTTGAGCTTCAAACTGAGTATTACCAATTAAGGTACTTCGTGGGTCTTGAGTAGCACCCAAGTTAATGATAAATGTACTATAACCCTCAAGTGAGTTAGCAGCGGCCTTAGCAGCCATAGTCTTACCACAACCAGCAGGTCCGGTCATCATAATGTTCTTACCACGAAGAATGTTACGAATTAAATACTTCCATTTTAAAGTATTCATGAACAACATTTTAGGTTTTAAACCTTCAGACGTTTCGTGGATAAAATTTAAGACATCTTCAGTCATTACAGGAGCAGCAACAGCCGTTGGAATATTAGGTTCATATTTTAAAGCAGCAAGGCCACCATTTGGTGATGTGAAGTTACCAACTGATTCAGGGTTTTCTTCAACTTTACTAATTGGAACACGAGTGAACCCAAGTTCACCATTTGTTAAAGTTCCTAAAACACGAACTTTAAATCCATACTTATCAGGTCGTTTTGCCGACTGACGAACCCGACCATGGAGAGGGGTACCCACCTCGTTAAATTGTGGGATATTAAACTTGACACCCGCGGCATCTTCAAACAGGTAAAGACCATCGTTCTCGACAATCTTTCCGTAAACTGATTTTTGTGACTTCATACGATTATTATTTCTCATTAATTATTACTATGTAAAGATAGTGATTTAGGTACACAACTCCAAATTTCTAATGTTATCAAATTGTTAAATTATTTACGAACATACGAACCTCCATACTCATACAACATCCCCATTGTAGGATGAACGACAGTATTACCCTTAACAACTAACTCTTGAAGCTTCACTCCCAAACTAGCCATTTTTAAACCTGTGATAAATAACTTACTACCTAACACTTTTGAATTTACTTGATTAACTTTAATTTTATTTTTCATTTCTTAATTATTTACTTTTTGTTTTATTGGAGTGTCAGTCACTCCCCCTTTACTACATAGTAAAGATAACACTAAAAGATTGATTACACAAACTTTCAATGTTATCAAATTGTTAAATGTTCACTTCAAACTTTTTGTTAAGGGACTTAGCAAGTTCAGTTACATTTTGGACATCGATAAATTCAGAATCATTACCATACATTTTTCGGAATTGGTCTTTACCATATGTTCCATAATCAGATATAAAGTAAGACAATACCTTCACACCGGCTTGACGAATCTTTTTAATTTGAGCGGCGGTGTGTTCGATAGCGTAACTACCATTATACGTAATCTCTGAGTTATCAAATCCTGGGAACCCATCTGAAAAGTTAATCAGATAAGTATCAGTACCATTTTGAGTAGCAGTCAATTCTTTCATAACGGCCTCATAACACAAACCCTCTGGAGTAGTACCATCATACGTAATGTGTTTAAATAAGTTTTGAATTTTTGAAAACTTATCTTTACGAGAGTCATAAGCAATCAACATCAATGGTTGAGTCCGACCATTTGCGTAATAAACTCCTCGATATGAAATCACAACATTTATGTTATCAGTCATTGAAGACGCTTTAGCTATAGCGACAGCTGCTGTTTGGGTGTTATTCCATTTGTCACCACCCATCGACGAACTTGCGTCAATTGAAAGGTGAAGAAGTACCGGAGTTGATTTGTTAATTAAAGTTTGTTCAAAAATAGAGAAATTACCAAACCCAATCTCATGAATCATACGACCACTTAACTTTCCACTTTTCATTCGTGGTGTAGTCAAGATACGTTCTTCATTACGAGTTTTTAATTTCTTACCCAACATAGTTCCCAATCGAATACCTTTCAGTATATGAACTTCATTTCGAGAGTAAGTCCAGTCACTTCGACTCAACATACCAACCATATTAGAATCTATCAAATTCTTTGTTAAATTATTAATGATATAGGTCTGAACCCCATTTGAAGAAAGACCACCATAGTAACCATGATTGACCCCCTTACCAGTAACTTCAGTTTTAATATCAGCCTTATCTAAAGTATCAATTTTATTTTTATCACCTTTAGCCATTTTGGTTTTTTTGATATCACCATCTTGGAATTCTTTTTGTTTTTGAATAGCATTGTCCAACATCTTTCGTTGGCGGTCTGAAAGCGGTTCATATTGACCACCAGCCCCATTCACATTTGGACCAACAGATGACTCACCACTTGGTGTGTCAGTTTCTTGGTCAGTTTCTTCTCCATCATCAGAATCAGATGGGGATGACTCACCTTTACCACTAGCACTCATTCCATTATCAGAAGTAGGTTGGTCTTCAGTATCACCACTCATAGGAGACTCACCATTTTCATGACCACCCTCTTGTGGTTCACCCTTACCACCATCCGATGATTGTTGACCATCAGAAACTTCAACATACTTTTCAATAACCATTAGAATGGCGCCGGCAACATCAA